GATTGGTCGTCGGGTTCAGCACCGTCACCTTGCTGCCCGGCGGGATAGGCCGCGCCTGCCCAGGCGCACTTGACATCACAAAGGATTGGCCCTGAGGCGTCTCTACTAGGATTTGGGGATAGTAGAAAAGCTCCGTGGCCGTGGCGACCTTGCTCATGAGAATGCATTGCTGCCGCAAGATGTTGTCTAATGGGTCAAGCACGCTTCGGCCAAGCCATTCGGCCTCCGCTAACGGCGTCTCTTCGCAGAAAGCAAAGGCATACGGGATTATGCCCTCCTCTTCATCGCCCAACTTGTAATGATGGGGCATCAGCCATACCCATTGCCCTGCTATACGAAGTCCCTTATTGGTCGTGTCCCAGTATTCCACCACTTCGACTTTATCGGTATCGGTGTACTCTGTGAGGTCGGGCATCCGCCAGATCACAGCTTCGGGGTCTCGCTTCTTTTCCAACAGGCCGCGCAGCTCCCGCTTTATGTCGCCCACATAGCGGTCATATTTCTCCACGACATAGAGAGGGCCTGTGACACCAAACACCGGATACACGTTATACGGGTCGCGGTCGAGGATGCGGATGGGGAAGTAGTTGGTGTCCACGAAGTGCGGAAAGAACAACGTCTTGAAGACGCCCCATCCCCGGAAGAGGAACCAGAACACGAAGTTGGCATAAGCGCTTCGCCCGGTCTCAAACTCGCTGGCGGCCCGCACAGCATGGAGGTATCGCTCCAACTTGGTGCACCGCTCTTGCTCCTCATCACTTTCCTCCTGCGGGAGCACTTGAATGGTCAAGTCTGGGGCCACCGCCAGGAAGGATTGGAACATCTTGAGGATGGCTTGGGCCCTGGGTGAAGCCACCAGCTCCAAGTTCTGGTCTTCGACATCCTGCTCGATGTCGAATTCCATCTTGAAAAGCTCCTCGACCGCGTCCATGCGGCTGTTGCGCTCGGTGTATTGATTTATCGCAAAGGTGATTTTGTCGTCAACATCACTCAGTAGGTTTGCCATTCATCATCGCCAACATCGTATTTTTGCTCCTTCACTTGCGCACCTTGAATATTTGCCCCCAAGGACGCGGCCCGACCGCAGGTATCTCCACTGGTGGGTGCTCGACGTAACCGAACCTATCCACAAGGCCATAGGTAAGAGCCTTTATCGCATCGTTGTGCTGGTTAATCGGCTTCTCCCCGGCCACTCTCTCTTCAGGCCGGCGCCGCCACTGATACTTTGCAAATTCCTGGATGGTCTTGGTGCACTTGGGCGAGAAGAATATCCGGGGCGCTCCCGTCAATGGGTCTTTGCGTAGAAAGCTCCGCAGCCGCTCTCTCCCCGCCTCCTCCGGCACCGGCTGGCTCCTGAGGTAAATCCCCGCCTTGGCTTGCCAAATCTCTATCTGCGACGTGTTGGCATGGTGCTGCCGCCCGGCAAAGTCAATCACGCCTCCCTCGACATTGCTCCACCAGGGCCGGTTCATCGCCATCTCTACAATCTCTTCGCCGGTCATGCCATGCTCGTGAATCTCGTCAATCACAAAGACGACCTGGCCCATGACCTGCACAGCGAGGACTGCGTAAGCACTCTCCCCATACCCCGGGTCGACCCATACCTCTACCGGCCACGATGGGTCGAACTCCACAAACTCGCGCACGTGGGTGGCCACATCGAACTCCGGGAATACCAGCGTCTCAGGCGGCTGTGGCTGGGCCCCGAACTTCCGCAAGAAATCGCGTTTGGTGTAAACCGCTTCCAGCGCTTTAATCTCTGGATCATCCCGCCCACCGGGGAACACAACCGTATTGCTCCACGTCGGCAGGCTGAAGCTCTCGCCGCCCTCCTCGTTGGCACCCTGCCAGCGCCGCCACAACTGAGCCTGCCACCCGGTATCATCTGGAAAGGTGCCCGACAGAATGAGACGCCCCCGCTTCTCCGCCACACGGCCCCGCGCTGCTAAATACACATCATACGGCAACGCCTCAAACTCTGTCAGCAAAATCATGTCTGGGGCTTCGCCCCGCGCCGTCAATGCCCGTGGGCCCGTATTATGCACCGAGATGGTCAGGATACGCTTGAGATAAAACTTGCCCTTCCACTTAAAGGCCAGCTCCAACATGCACCGGCCTTGGCCCGATGCTGGCCGTGAACGCCGGGCAATGAGCTTGGCCCCGGTCTGTTGCTCTAGTAGCCGAAAATACAAATCAAGGTAGTCGAACTCGGCCAGCGTATTCTCATACTTCCAACCGACAATGTAGAGCAAATCCCAGGCGTGCCAGCAACCGAAGGCCTCCATCGCCGTGGACCGGCTCTTGCCCCCGCGCCAGCCGCCGCCGATGAGGATAAGCCGCGCCTGCGATTGGTGCACCGGCAACTGGGCCTCAGTGGGCGTGTACCCCACCTGTTGGAACCATATCGCTTTCTTCTCGAATGTCGGCCACGTCGCCATACTCCAACACCCAATCGCCAGTTTTTACATCACGCCAAAGCCGCCAAGTCCCTTGGCGTGGAACATCTAGGCCCAAGCAGAATAGCCGCCATTCCGCACGGGAAGATGGCAACTTGGGTAGTTGCATTAACTCATAGTCAGATATGCGCCTTGTGGCCATTTAGCCACGCCTCTGCAACTGCTGGATAATCTCACGAAGTTCGTCAAGCAGGGCTATGGCACGGGCAAGCAACTCGGGCTGAATATGCTCCCCCAACCACACGGGCGTTGTCGTTGTGGTGGTGGGTTGTGTCGTCGAATCCAAATAAGGCCACGTGGTCACATCCGGCGTGTAGTGCTCGATCTCATCATTCGGCGTCGGCACCCCCCAAAGAAAGCGGCACACCTTCTGCCAACAGGCTTCACAGAGGTTGTGCCCTCCGGTCTCCCATGCTTGGGGGCCGACAGCAATGACGTGATAATAACGCTCATCACACCCAAGGCGACGCTTGCATACGTCACACGTCACCTTTCCCTCCTTGCGCATCTTCCCCCTCCACATTCCCCAATAGCTCCGCCAATTCCGGCGATACCTCCATCGCCACCGTTTGGCCCTTCACCAGCCCCGCCCTGTCCGCAATCTCCACCGCCGCCTTTAAGCGCCAGGGATAATGGCGAAGATCCAAGCCCTCCACAAATACCTGAGCCGCCCTCATAAGATGGGCCTCCAAAATCTTCCGCGCCATCTCCACCGGCTCCTGAAGGGCGCGCTCATAGGCAGCGCGGAATTCCGGGTTCTTGCGCTTCCAATCGCTCACCTGCTGTGGACGCACACCAGCCCGCCGCGCCGCCTCAATATCCGTTCTCACTAATGGCCTCTCGGCCAAAAACCGAAGCTGGAGCCCCGTTAGTGCCATAATCCTTCTGCTTTTTACCCAATATTACTACACGCAATGGCCTTTCAGCCATTGGCCCAATAATTCGTATAATGCCCCCTCGGCCTCCTCAAGATCGGCCAACAAGCTGGGCAACTGGGGGAGATCGCCAGTATACACGCAATCATCCACAGCCTCGTGAGCCTTTCGGTATTGCTCCCACTCAGGCTTCCCACGAATCCACTTCTCCCATTGGGCCCAGCATTCCCCGCATAAAGTCACCCACGGGCCACCGACCTTAACTCCAACCAAATGCCTAACCCCCGTGGGCTTCCCGCACCTCTCGCACACGAACACCGTTGACACCTTATTATCCACCCCTCAACCATTGGCCCGACAATTCGTAGAGTGCTTCCTCAGCCTTCTCAACCGCATCCAGCAAGTCGGGCAACTTCCGGAGATCACCAACATGCACACGCGCCTCAAGGGACATCGCGGCTCCCCGGTATCGCCGCCATTCGGGTCTCGCACAGAGCCATTCTATCCATTTGTTGGCACACTCATTGCACAGCGTCACCACCCGGCCACCGGCCAACTGCCTAGCGCTGCCGGGCTTGCCGCATTTCTCGCAGACGAACATCGCTTTTCCTCCTTTTACCACTCGTGGCCCTAACGCCTCTTCCTCGCCCTTGTCCGAGCCGCCTTCCGAGCCGCCTTCTTCAGGATGCCCTTCCTCCGCTTGGTAGCCACGGCCTTTCTTGCCCCTCGCTTCCTCGCAGTCTTTGAGGGCTTGGGCAACTTCCGCAGGACATTGACATAAAGGTTCGCCTGGCTCCACTTGACTTTGCCCGCTTTCTTCCGGCCCTGCCTCAAAATTTTCTTGGCATAAGCCAGTGTAGACATCCCCGCCCGCTTAGCAGCTTTGCTCAAAGCACCCGGCCTTTTAATAGCAGGCCGAATCCATTTCTTCTTCCGCTTTGCCATTTACCTCCTACGCCTCCGTCTCTTCGATTTCTTCCTCCTTCTCACACGCTCTGGCAATGCACTGTATTTTACACCGCGCGTCCATTCCTTCCACTGCTTGCGGGTAAGCTTGCCCTGCTGCAACAATAACCTTAGTTTTCTCCACTGCGCCTTTGACCTCACCGGCGACATTGTGACATCCTTCACACAAACCTTAAAATTTTGAGAATTTTACAAAAATCTTGTGCAAAACCCTTGACAAGACGTTGATTTTGTTGTATAATATGACCAAAAATAATGGCCACGGCTTAGAAGGGAGGAAATCATGGCTACTACATATTACGAAGTCCAGTGCTCATCGGGCGAGGAGCGGCTTTCGACCTTACCCCCTGATTGGCAGGCTGCGCTTGCAGAGGCACGCGAGCGCTGGCCGGACTACGACAATTCTGAGTTGCTAGTGTATGAAGTAGATTGGACAAATCAGCGTCAACGGCCCATTTGGAACGATGGGCCAGGAGCATGGAGCGCATGGTGAAAAGCCCAGCCAAGCAGAAGCCAACACAGCGAACACGCCGGGGTGAGAGGCCCGGCAAGGGAGGACACAAAATGCTTATGAGCCAAAGACGTTTACGTGAATTCAGCGTGGACGGGCAAGTCGAATTCCGGGCTTGCTGCCCCGTATGTGGGCGGAACCTCCTCGGCGAGAAATTGGTCCGTATGTGGTATGTAGAGCCACAATACTCCAAAACCTTCTTTGAAACGGAATCCGGCCACGTTCTTGTCTACAACACTGTTGATTTACGCCGCATTGTGCACCCGGAATGACCACCCACCAGCCGCCCTTCGGGGCGGCTTTTTTATTCGTCAAACACGCCCCATACCAAGCTCGACGAATCCAGGAACCACCGGCCCACCACAAACAGGTAATGCGCCAACTTCGCCCGCCACCGCTTGGGACAATGCCGCAATAAGCGCCTCACGGCTCCTCCTTTAAATAGCTTGCCCACGGCTCCTCGCTATAATCATAATGATACCGGCGAGCCATGATCTCTAATGCCCTCTGGCGCCACTTATAATTGTGAGCCTTCTCATGGCATTCCACGCAGATGCAGGCCATGTTCTTGGGCGCCCACAACTTGTCCTCTGGTAAGCCCCTAGAACGCGGGATGATGTGGTGCACAGCCCCGGCCCAGCGCCCGCAGTAAATGCACAGGCCGCGATCCCGCCAGATCACATCCGCCCGCGCCTGCTTCTTCTCTTTCTCGCTTAAACGACGGGAAACCGCCTTGGCCTTCGCCTGCCCCATCCCTCCCATTCGCGCAAAACCTCCTCCGCCAGCCCCACCCGCTCCGCCCGGCGGCGCTCCCATAACAGCGCTAACTCTCGCTCTATCGCACGCAAGCGCCGCACCTGCTTTGGCTCCTCGCTAATCCATAAACACCCAAAAGGACGCGAAGCTGCCGTAGCAGCAATGATGCCGCAAAGCTCGCTGTAAAGCTGGCGCTGCTCTTCTGCCAGCGCATTAATGGTGTCAAGCGTGCTCATATCACGTCCCGCTGGGCCCGGATGAGGCTTTGCAAGATGCTCTTGACATCAGATAGCACACGCTCCCTGGCCCGCAGCTCTCGGAATTTGGCCTCGGCCTCCGGCAATGCCTCTGCAATGTTCAACATCTCATCGCAGACATCGGCCAAGAGGCGGCAAAGCTCGTCATAGTTGAGCTCTAAGAGCTCTTCACGCGAGGGCCTATCCAGTTGCATCGCTCCGCTCCTTTTAACAATTCACGCAAAAATTTTTTATTTTTAAGCGGCATTCTGACGCGCCCGCCCCACCCCGCCGCTCCACCTACAAAGACAAAGCGCCCGGCATACCCCTAGAGGTATGGCCGGGCGCTCATCTCCGGCTAAGTTCCCCACCGTAAGCTGTGATGATTGCTGCAAGGGGATTGCGCATTTATGATATTTTAGGATAAATGCCCCAGGCACTCCCCAGCCGCCGGGCCCCACAGCGTCCTGGGGCCACCACTAACCAACGGCGCTTCGATGGGGGAGCACATCGTCTTGGTCAGCTATGCGCACTCGCTGACCTGCGCCTATAGCCTGACATCCCCGAGGAAACGCCAGGGCGTATTAATGTTACTGCACAACACGTTCAGGCCCTATAATATATATAGCATACTTTGGCGATCTTGTCAAGTCTCAATCTAACAGCTTTTGCGTTTAGCCCACAACGTCTCTATCGCTGCCTGAGCGAAGTAGAATTCGCGGGTTGCCCCGCATTTCGAGCACTTGATAATGCCCTGTGTGATAATGTCGCCCGTCTCCGCCCGCTCCAAGCGGTGATGTGGGTTGGTAATGATCCAGCCCAACACCGCTCCACAGTTGCGGCATCGCCAGGGTTTCTTTTCACTCATGGCTCTCCTCCTCTAAACCAGGCCAATGGAAGTGTTGGAGGATAACTTCCGGGTTGGCCGTTAATTTCCATTGACCTGCTTTTTCATCCACCCACTCCGCGTATCCGCTAGCCAGCAGCAGGTCGCGGAAGTGCTTATACTGCTCTAACAGCACCACATCCTGCATGGCCGCCCAAGATGGATTAATGGCCGCCATGCGAACGAAGCGGGCAAAAGCTCCCGCTTCTGCTTTTAAAGCCCCCGGTGGAGCCCCACGGGGCACCATCATCACCACGTGTGTACCCGTTCCCTCCGCCAGGAATTTCTCAGCCCAATGGTAGAAGGCACGTTCACGTGGTGCCAATGGGCCCTTCGGGTTCCACAGGTCGTAGGCCACCCGGTACACGCCGAAACCTGTAGCTATGGTCACGCCCAAGCTCACAAAGAATAGCCACGGCGCGTACCAAGGAGAATCCCCAAGGGGCTTGCCATACTTGATGAAGCTATACCACACAGCCAAGAATGCTGCAATCATGAAGGCCAACAGGCAGAATTGGAGAAATGTGACAAGCACTTGGGTGCGCCAGTCATATTTGACTTGCTCCCGCCATTCAGGTTCTTGGCGAGAGCGCAGCAAGACGTAGGTAAGGATGCGGTCAAAGTCCATCATCGTCCCCTTGCGTGAGCAGCGCCTGGGTGTCGCACTTTCCCACTGCTATGCCCGTTGCCAATGCGACAGCGATTAAAGCGGCCTCAAAACCGCGACGGAACTCGCCGTCGCCACCTGCGTCCAACATCGCCTGGCGAGCAGCTAAGAGTATATGCTCTATGTCTTCCCTAAAGAAGATGTCTAAGCCCATCACGCGCCCTCCTCCGGTGGCGGCTCCCCTGTCGCGGGGCGTATAATACCCACCACCTGGCCGCCAGAGTGCAATAGCCATTCGGAATCAACACGCGAGGCAGCAGAGAAGCATACTACCAAATCATCATCCCACTCAAAGATTGAGCCATCGTACAAATTGAGAAATAATCCCGGCTTGAGGCGGCGGCATAGTATCATCGGAGTACACTTCGTGAAATCCTTATTATAACACTTGATAAGCATGGCCTCGCCGGGTTCTGGTTGCCGGAAAAGCCCATATACTGCTGGCGAGTCTAATCCGGCAGCAGCAAGCCATTCATGCTTGCTCGCGCCACCGACTCCCCTTAAATCCTCCATCCACTGCCGCTGTCTGGCATTAGGTAGCTTCATACTCACCTCCTAAGCCATCCCCAAACCAATCCCGGAAGTCCCTACTGCGTAGAATAACTAAATCGTCATCGTATTCCTCACCCGGCTGGTGCCATACCACAATGGCAAGCTGGCCGGGTTGAGCATTTGCGAGGGCCTGGCCCATCCATTCGCACAGATACTGAGGCATGGCGCGGCATTTAATCTCAATGGCCAGCCAGGGATGGACACAGTCGCTATCATCCCGCCCTGTGGGACCGCGCCTTTTGCCTCCGAAGAGAGCGCATATCTTGCGCTCGGCTTTCTTCCACAGCTTCTCCATCGGCTTCCTCCGTCAGCGGCTTGGGGGTGTCATAAAGCTCCACCCATTCGCTACAATCCTCACAGCGGCCAGATTTAGGCCGCTTTTTCAGCCAACATTTGCCCCACCAGCAAGGCATGTCAGGCCTCCTGCCGTCAATGTGGATCAGCCCCCATCAGATGGGCCGGTATATCAGACACCACTATCATGTAAGCGGCGTAGTTATCACGCCACCTTGGCCAAGCCATGATAGCGTCATTTTGTGGCTCGACGAACACTATGCCCTGAGTGGTGGGGACGGCTACCAGCGCATGGCTCTCTTTATTGCCGTCGTCATAGTCCACCACCGCTATAAAGGCAGGTATACCGACAGTATTTAAGCGCCGCACCAACTCTTTAGAGAAGTGCCGACAATCGAATGTGCCATCCTGGAACTCGTAGCTGTCCAAGTTATCCGCCGCCAGCCAATATGCAAGCACTTCAACCGAAATGAGCGGGGGCTCAAAGTGCAAGACAGTGATGTCCAAGCATTCCTCCAAGGTTGCCTTATCAGCCTCGCACAGGTAATAATCGTGGAGACATGTGTGCAATCGGGTTGAACAATGGTCGAATTCAGCTTGACATGCATCCCGCTCCTGTAGCACGTCTTGTAGCTGGCGTGAGAGGACAAGCGCGTTGGCTTCGCTAGCTTCGTATGCGGCTTGCCAGCCCTCAAGTTGAGTATGTGCCTGCCATAGCGCCCCTGAGAGCGCAATCACCAAGAAGGCTAAAACTACTTCTCGCTTAGTCATTGTGCGCCTCCTGCGGTTCTATCCGCCACCAATTTGGCCAGCCCCGACAACACAAGATCAATATCAGCAGCACAGTTGGGCATAGTCTCCCGCATCGCATCGGCTAACGCGCCGATCTTGCGCACGACAAATCGCCCCTCTCGTTTTAACTGCCGCACCTCTTCTTCTAGCACGTCTTGCTGGAGCCACAAGCGACGGATCTCAATAGCCATCTCCTCAAGGCGCTTTCGGCAATTTTGCTCAGCCATGCTCTTCCTATGCCTCCTTTCGCAATAGTCCCCGCACATCCCCGCCCGAAAGCTCCACACATGGGAACTCCTTAATGCGACTTAGGATCGCTTGGAACCGCAAGGGAAACTGCGGGGGCACCGCCTTCCCCGCAGGGTCAAAGTGAAGTGCGATAACCGTCCCTAAACGATGGCGATAGCGATAGTCCAAAAGCTGGAATAGCTTATCATTGGCCCAATCCGTGGCCTGCACTTGGCCTAGCTCATCTAGGGCCAGCACAGGTATATCCCGCACCTGTGCAAACAGCTTGTTAAAGCCAATGGGGGTATCGGGTTCATACGTAGCCCGAAGCCTGTCCAAAAACTCAGGGGCCACGATGTACATCCCGGCGACTTGCTTCTCACGTAATGCGTTGATGATGCAAGCCAAGATGTAGGTCTTGCCTCTCCCAAACCCGCCCCACACAGTCAGCCAGCCCACCGGTCGCTTGATGAATTGCCAAGCCGCCTCCGTTGCTTTCTGGAGGCCATCTTCAGCCACGATGTTCTCCAACCGCCAATTCAGCATGGTAGGAGATAGGCCGCTGATTTTGCGCAGGTACTCTGGTAAATAGCCGTTCCAACATGCGGGGCATCTGATGAGCACGCCGAAGAGGGGATGACCCACAGGCACATCGGCCACTAGGAATCCCGGCGTGCCTTGAGGATACCCACAGATAGGGCATTCCCCTGGCTTTTTAGGTCTGGGATTATATGGCGCTGGCCGAGCTAAAAACCACGCTGGCCTTTCCTGCAAGATACGTCGTGCTTCGTCAAAACTGATAATGTCACACATGAGCTTGCTCCTTTTCTCGCTTACGCCTCGCAAAGTATTCGCGCCAGGCCGGTGTGCTTGGGTCGGCATCCTCCCCTCGCGCTATCCCCTCCACGAACGTGGCCCACCGCTCTGGCGGATAATGCGTCATAATCCAGTTTTTCGCATACTCGAAGTCATACACTTTCCCCCGCAACAACTCCCAATTAGGCTTCCTTGGACCAGTCCGAGGGGGCGTTTGAGGACTGGCGCGGGGAGTTTCCAACTTCTTGTTGCGCAATAGAGCCGTGATATAGCTAAGCGGATCGCCGCGCGGACTTTTAGCCAGCACCTCTAAGCACAACTGGCAAAATCTTGCCGCGCCTCCTGCTTGTTTTATCAATCGCCCCACACGGCCATAAGGGGCGTCAATCCCGAAGCAGTAATCACAGAAGCCTTTGGCAATCGCTATGACCTTTTTGCCATTCTCGCAATGGTGCAGACGATGTACTGTGTCTTCAAAGTATTGTTGGAGCGAAGGCGGCTTTGCCGCTTTATCGTTAGATAAAGTATTATTTCTTTCTAAAGTATCTTTCTCTGTACGAGGGTAACTGAGTTTCCCCCTGGGGGTAACTGAGTTACCCTCTGGGGTAACTGAGTTACCGCCGGGGGTAACTGAGTTACCCTCTACTTTCATGTGCAAGCGGTAATATTTCTTAATGCGCGCTTTGTCCTGGCTGTCTATCTCGACATCTAGAAACCCCTCGGCCTCCAGCCACTGCAAGGCTTCACGAATAGCAGGGCGGGAATATCCCACGCCATTGTCAAGGCGGTCTCCATTTTGATCCTTGCGTCCATGTTGGATTTCATCTATCGTGATGTGTTTATAAACGCCGAATTCCTGATAGCCCCAAGTGTGTCGCAGAATGTATATGAGGACCGCCAGCGCGCAGGGCCGCTTGGCAAACATCGGCAGACATGCAATTAACGAATGGGGCAATTTACTCCAGTTTTGGGTTGGAACATCAAAACCATCGAAGGGCGACATAATTCACTATCTCCTTATACGGATAAAGTCACAGGGCCCTTGATTGCCTCTGTTTCACTGTGGCGGGATCCATCGCCTGCCATACAGCCCAAAAGCTAATATTGCCAGCACCAACAGCGTCAGTAAGAGGGCCCACCCTGTTACTCTTGCGACATGCTGCTGGGCTGCCCCCGGCTCCCCCTTATGAGGATTTTGTTCCCAAGATTGAGTACGGCGCACTGCACCAAAGAGCCATTCAAGTCCCAAGAACAGAATGCCAGCTGCAACAACGTGGGGATAGCCATAAACAATACCCGCGATTATCAGCAAAATGATTAAAATGACCATGCTGCACTCCTTTCTCCAATCACTTCCGCTCTCCCCGGAAGATAGGCATTGCTCCCATCCTCCGGGCAGGGCAGAAGCCCTGCTTGAGCCAACACCCTTAGCCCCTGCTTCCTGGCGGCTTCCAAGGTTTCGGTGGCTTCCTGGGTGTAGGGCGCTTACGTCCCATCGTGACCTCCCTGAGTTGGGCGTCGAAAGATGCTTTTCCAGCCCCTATCGGTTAGATGGGGGCCCCAAATCTCCTCCCATCCCTGCGATTCCAGCCCTTTCTTGTTATCGGGGTACCACGGATCGCACCGAGGATGAGAGAAGTGATCATTGGAAAAGCAACAAGCGTCCACTTCGATATACTCGTACCCCGGCTCTGCCGTGAGCCCATATGGGTACATTGCAAGCTCTTCTGGGGTGAGTCGCATTTTACTCTCTCCTTTCTATGCTGGCTTCTACCCTCCTGGCCGCCGAGGAGAGCCGCCCGTTCTCTCCAGCATAGGCCCTGGCCTGACGCCGGTTTTTAGTGCCGACTTGGCCTTACGGACTGGGCCAGCGGCCAGGAGGATAGAATTATATGGCGGCTGCACACCCCTGCATCACCAAGAAGATTAAGGCGCAGACAATCACCACAACCGCCCCGTGCCATCCCTCTGAGTCCATAGCACAGTATAACACGCCACCGGCAAGGCTGCCCACGAGCATAGCATAGAGTTTATCTATCGTGTCACCGATCGCGTTGTGTACTGCGCTCTCGTCCACTTGGCTGATGACCCAAGTGGCCAGCCCATATATGACGCCAAAGAGGATACTCAGCAACGCTCGGATGAACATGGCCTCCTCCTTACGCCACACCACGTTACTGTGGCGGCTCAGGCCCTAAATGGCAGGAGTATACATAGCCCTCCTGCCCATCAGAGAGCCGCACCCATGCGAATTCTCCGACTATGCCGATGACCAATACCTTATCGCCCTTACGGAGATGGGCAATGGGCTCGGCAGGCAATAATGCTTCGCCCGCCTTGTCGAGGCGCTTGAAGACTAACACGGGTGTGCCCTCGGTGTGGTCGGTTAAGGCATAGGCATAGACTGGCCCATCCTCGCACCCCGTCAGGAGTATGAGGGCGACACAGAGTAGGGCAAAGCCCAACAATGCCCAATCTTTAGGACGCATCTTGACCTCCCTTATTTCTCAGAGCTTGAGCCACCTGGCGGAGCCATACGACCAACTCCGAGGCGTAGCCCAAGTCGCGCTCAACCCAATAGGCCCACTGTTCCAAAATGCGGGCCTTGGAATGTGGGGGTAAATCGCCACAGACGGCTCTTTCCAATCGCGCTAGCTTTCCCTCCGCACAGAGCGCATAAGCCTCTTGGACAAAGGCGGGGACGTCTATTGAGTCTATAACGAAATATCCCTCGCCGCCGTCATCAATCACGCTACCCCATTCTCTCATGAGAGCTTGGAGTTGTCGCTCGGTTTGCTTACGCATGGTAATCCTCTCTCTATTCGCGGTAATAATCATAAATCTCCAAATGGAAAGGCCCGCCCGCCTTCGGGGGTGGGGCAATGATTATTCTCCCGTGTTTGCGAACAAGGGCGAGTAATTCGTCAAGCGATGCAATCTCAATTGCCCAACCCCACCGAGACCACTCAAGGTCATCCCACTCCGCCCTCCGATATGCCCCCTCGCAGGGTCGGTGGCGGGTATCGCTCGTCCGCTCGATACGAAATTCCACAGTAAGCTCCTCCTTATAATCTCTGCCCCGCCGTCTAGCGGCAACCCGCAGGGCTTCTGGGCAATTTACGCCGATTAACCCATCACGAACGGGGCAGAGAATTTTAAACGCGGGCGGACAGGATTTGAACCTGCGAACAGGGCTTTTGGAGAGCCCTGGTTTAGACCTGACTCACTCCACGCCCGCACAAATCCCTATTCAGCATTACTTTCGATCTCCTTAATGCTCACTACAATGGGTAAATAGGCCCCATAGCCATAGTCCACTACGACCCAATCATCTTCCACACCAACAACTTTACCAGTCATGCCTGCCAATGTGCCGTGCGCTTGCCACAAAATCAAGCACCACTTACCGATAAATGGACGAGCTTCTTCCTCAGTCATACCGTTCTCGCCCCCCCGGATAATTCAGAACCTACTCCTATCTATCGGGAAGGGGGCCGCCCAATTCAAATATCAGATTGGCGATGGGCCCCGGCCAAACCCAACGCTAGGGGCGGCCCCCATTTCTTCTACTCTCCATACAACTCCTCAGCAGCCTCAGTCTCAATGATTTGCCGAAACTTCTCTGTCTCTTCGCCCTTCAGGACTTCCACCTTGCGAGACACCGGCTTGTGAATCACCACATCGGCCCGCTTCTCTTCTGCCAGCCGCCGGGTGATGAAGGTCAAGATGGCCTCTTTGGCATCTTGCATGGTGCCCGCAAAGTCCTTGACGCTCTCCACGCCCAGGGCTTCATGGATTTCATCGCTGCTAAGGCCCAGCTCCTCACGTGTCCAGCGCCAGAAGCGCTTGCGGACTTTGGGGTTTTCGATCCAATGGGGCGTCTTGGCCTCCTGCCTCCCCCCATTGCCGGGGACTACTCCAGCCTCCAGCGTTGCGTCGGGCAGATGTTCTACGATGTCCTCAATGTCCTGTGTGAAGTACCCGCTGGCCCGTGTAGCATGGAGGGTAGCACCAATCAACGCCCGTTTCTGAGCCATCTTCTGCAAGGTGTTGACTAGGCTAAAGGGGTCGTCGTTCTCTAGCACGAGCATGATATACTCGTTACCAGCTTTACTCCGACGCCTCTCCTTGCGGATAGCCCGCGCCTTCTCCTCCTCAGTGGCCTTGAACTCCGGGACATAGCGCCAGCGATAGCGCTTTTCGAGGGAGTTAGCTGAACCCTCACATTGGGCAATCACCAGCCCCGTCCGCCGGTCACGAAGACTGCAGAGATATGTGTAGGCAAACCGGCCATTGTCCCAGTCCTCAAGGCGGCTTGTACACTCATATTCGATGGAGAGGCCGTGGAAGAAGCACAGCTTTTCCGCGCCAGGTTTGAAGAGGGTGGGCTTCGCAGTACCGGGGATGACGCCATAGTCCTCGCCCTTAATCATCTGGCGGGCCACGAAAGCCCGGAATGCCTCCAAGCGCCTCTCACTCTCCTCGATGGTGATTGCAGGAGCGAGAGCAAAATCCCCCGCCACCACCATGGCTTTTTTCTCGTTCAACTTACTCCTCCTTTGTGGGCCATATAATGCCCTTCCGCCGCATTTGGCATTGTGTCAGCTCATTGAGGAGATAGCCTAACCTCTTACGTGTTTTGAAAACCTTGGGAGAGAAGCTCGTTAGCTCCTCAATGAGCGTGTCCACCTCGGTCCTTCTAAGCACAACTAACACGTTGCCGTCTAATCCGTCTAAAAAGCAAAGCATAGTCCCCTCCTTAGTAGGAGGAATGCCGGGCCATTCCCCCGTCTCCAAGCCCACTCACGCCCCGTGCCCGGTCGGTGTAGCCTCTATTTCGGGCGGCTTCCCTGGGGCCCTCAGCGCTGAGGACTTACACACACCTTCCCACTAGGTAGGCGCATCGCGGGCTTGTCACTTATCCTGCCACAACGCCCTTGCCCTTTCAGCCGTCGTCACAGCCCACGCACGCAACACCGTACAGAACGCTTTGCCTTCTACCCAAGGTAAATCGTTCAAGACCACGATGGGCTTGCCCAAGGCGAAGGCCATCCCTAAGTCAAAGTGCGTGCCCAAGCTGGTAGGCGTGTAATATACCAGAACGGCCCTGGCGTCCTTGATGGCCGCCAAGTTCGCCTGGCAGATGTCCCAGCCTACCCGGTCGTCCTGGGCGGTATCGCGCGGGGGAAAGTGAACAGTATAGCCCGCGCTTTCCAAGAGGGTGACCCAGCGGGTCAGGGTTTCCTTGTCCTCTTTCGTTGCCCCTCGCACGGGGCAGATGATAAAGAAGTCTATCATAACACCCCCCTAAGTCGCCAGATTCGCCGCACTCCATACTTGCCCCTTCCACTCTATCAAGAAGTCGCTCTGAAGGCCTTGCCGTACAATATCCGCGTGTTCCTCGCACAGTGGAATGGCAGCGAACCCCCGAATGTGATAACCAGGCCGGTAAAGTGCGGTGGAGTCCAGGCCAGGTTGCCACAGCTCATAAGCCTCATTGTTGCATCCTATGGCCGCACATTTTCTCTTCCTGGCCATGGCTCCCTCCTTCTCAAAACAGAATACCCACCCCGTTCGCAGCGGCGCGGGTCAGATGGGCCACAAGCCCCCGATCTTCGGGGCGGGGAGAGGCCCGGCGAATGCCAGGCCCCTCTGCAATCTTTGCCAAGAATTCCCGCGCTTCTCGCTCGGCTCGCTCAATGGGGCAAATCGCCACCCGCCCACCACCATAGTCTAGTACTGACAATGTGCCGCAGTACCAGCAAAACTGGTGGCCGCCAAGCTCAAAGCGCAGCCATACCGTGCTATCATTGCCACACACAGAGCAAGGCCCTGGATGGCTCACGCATCTTGTTGCCCCGCACCTTTCGCAACGCGCATACATCTTATTCCACTCCTTTCCTCGGTGCTCCCGCCTGCGTCATCAGCAGGTCAATCTTGTGCAGCTAACTTCGCGCACATTGTATCATAGAAGTATATGCTTGTCAAGCTTTGCACACGTGTGTAATGTTAAAATTTTCGGGGAATTCAAAATTTTAAGGAAAGCGTGATAGATTTCACAAGCGGGATAGTAACCATTCGAGGAGAGAGCGGTTGCCCTTACTTGCATTGCAAGAGCGGCAGGCAACAACCAAGTTATCTTCGGAGTGTGTGCCCCCCTTGCTCAAGGGCACTATGTGGTCAAGTGTCAAATCTTCTTGGGCCCCGCAATAGACACAACGGTAGCCATCCCTTGCATAGATTGCGGCTTCGTTTACTGGGAGTATTGTAGCCCCCACCTTGCGGGCACGATAGCGGCGGCTATATTCGCGGCATTTATCTCTGTTTTTGGCGCTCCATCTTTTTTGCCTTGGCCCGTGGCTATTGCGCTTGCGTTCTTGCTTGAGCCATTCATCCCACCGCCCAACCCAAGATCGGCGGCGCCGCCCACGCCTTTCCCATTCCTGGCGCCAATTGGGGTTACGCGCTCTCCATTGCTTAGCGATCGCCGCCTGATAGCCGGGGTGTTTCCGCCTCCAATCTTTAAAATAACACAGTTGGCATAATCCCTTTGCGTGGTGGGGAATCTCAGTAGTGCCACATTCACGGCAACAATCCCAGTCTTTGGCCCATCTACCCATAGGCTCTCCCTTAAAAAGAGGAGCCCCCTCCGACCCGGCGGTTCCCAGCTACGAGGCCACCGACTTTAGGTCGTTGGGGGCATAGAATACAAAATCCGCCCTGTCGGTTTTGGCCTCGTAGCTCTAAGAACATTATAGCATAATTTGGCCAATTTGTCAAGTAAAAAAAGGAGGGGGCTCCGCCGCCGAGCAAAGGAGGTGTGGGGGCGATGAACTCCCCACACGAGGAACTCTTGCATTGGAGCCCCCACGCCTCCCCCGATGGCTATCACATCAGGGGAGGTAACACCAAACGCCAGGCGTTGGTGGCTTAACCATTAGTAACCAGGTAGCACCAATCGCTGAGGCGGTGCAATCAACTCTTGCCAGTATTTCCAAGCCAATTCTTGGATATAATTCTTGGGGATGAGTATCTTGACCGCCGTGGCGATTGGCAGGGGCAAATAGCCGATGATAGTGTCGTAGAAATACCCCGCTGCCGATTTGACATCATCCTCGGTGACTTTATCCAATTCACCGCTGGCCCATTGCACAAGCCACTCTAGCGCTTTGTCTATGATCTCGCGGATTTTGTTGTCGCGCCATATCTTAATGGCGTAGAACAGAGCCACTGCCACAATGGGCCAGTAAGTTTGTAACCATTCCCACATAGTTATTCCTCCCTCTTCTTCTCTCTCCGTATAAGTAGCCTCAATGTCAAACTCCCTTGGGCGTATTCCCGTACTCACTCCTTAAGGTGTGCCAAGCGTTCCTCACGCTGGCGCTCCCACCACCGCGTATACTAGCGCGGCGGCACTAAACTTATCCTTACCACCCCTGAACCACCCAATTGTAACCCAACTGCTGCAATGCTGGAAACTTGTAGAGCAACAATAAGCCCAGCACAAACAGCAGCCACCACAATAAGTCCCTCTTGCTCATCGTTCCCTCCTTAAATACTCCAAGTAATTGGCCGCTTCTTGGACATCGTTCATGGGCCAAATGTAATCCTTATCAGGCCAAAAGAAAAGGCACACGGGGGCAATGTCCGCGCCGAAGAAGCCGTGTTGCCTGGCCCAAGTATCCATTGTCTTATACGTCCCCGGCCTAACCGCCCATCTCTGCTTGCCATGCCGCCAGAAGTTGCCAACGTGTGGCACATGCCGATGCTCCACGATGACTACATCCGCAGGTGTTAGGCCAAAGTCGTAAAGCCTCTGGCAGGTGTGCCCCACATTGAGGCGGCTCTCGCCCCAAAACTTGTGTGTGGCCTCGATGGTGTACTCTTGGCTTCCCAAGTGAAGGTGCATGACGCCAATCTCTTGGACATTGACAACGTGGGCCCTTTCCATTATATTGGCAAACTGCGGGAGCATTGCCTTTTTCTTTGTCCAGAGTTCGTGATTCCCCACTCTGGCCCACAGGATTTTAGATCGCAGCCGCCCGATGGTATCTTCTAGGAGTTTCCATTGAGGCGAGGCCAAGATGACCTGCTCCTGCACTCCGCCCAAGAGGAATTCGTCTATGAAGTTGTCCACTTGGTCGCCGCCGATGCCGCAGTACATCCCATCGGTTTCGGCGATAATCTGAACGTCACGCCGTAGTTGGTCGTAGTCCACGCCGATGCCGCCGATGTGGGTGTCCGCCAGCTCCACAATGCAGATGGGCCTCTGCTCCCCCGTGAGATCAACCTCCACATTGTCCACGCGCTCGACTTGGTACTTGAGCGCGTTGGCCAATGCCTGGGTTGCTTCCCACACTGCTTCGGGGTCAAAGGTGCTCACCGTCTCGACAGGACGTATCTTTAGAGCGGCTTTGATAGCTTCCCGGTAGTTGTCGGCGCTGGTGCGCAGGCCAAGCTTTTGGCATTTACGGTGAATGGCGGCCATAGTCACAGGATGGCCCACAATTTCCTCAATCTCTGGCTTGAGTTGGCTCGGAGCCCGCCCCTGATGGTGGCTCAAAAGCCATTGCTCCAGCGATTGCTCCCCCAGCGCCTCGTACCTGCCGGGGGTCTTCCAATCGAGCTTCATCGTTTGTCACTCCTTTCAGCGGAACAGCCATACTGCCAAAGCTGTCCCTACAATGGTGGCAAAGATTGCCCAAAGCATCTTCTTTTGCCATTCCATTTCCGTCTCGAAGCGCGCCTTAAGCGCCTCAAAACGTGCCTCCAATCGAGCCAGGCGCTCCCTCACCTCCCCCGTTTCATCGTTGAGCCGTGCAATGTGTTTTTCGATGTTAGCTAATCGCGTCTCCTCCATGACCGCTCCTAGCATTGTGATAGTATTGCCCTCTTGACTTCGGGCCTGCACCCTGCCGCAATATCCCGCAATGTGACCTCCGCCTCCACGCGCGGCATCCTGTGCATCTCCACCTTGCCACCCTCCAAATACAGCGTCAATAAGCAAGGCGGCCCTAGGAAATCAATCAGCGCTTGCTCCGCAACGCTGATGTCCTCATTCTCCCACCAAAGCTTCATAGTATTCAACCTTCCCCCGCAGCTCGTCCAACGCCCCCTCTAGCTCCGAGATGTATTCCCTCGCCGCTAATAGGGCCTCTTCAAGCTGCTGGATCCGCTCCCGCGCCTCCTGCAAGTCGCGTTCGAGATAGGCGTTGTCCTCCTCTAGCTGACGCACCCGAGGTATGTGCGCAACCACCTTATCGCCGTCCCATAAGGCCTCCATCTTAACCCTCCTTCTTACCAGCGCCACGCATGGATGTTATCCCAGTGGCCATCCTCACAGAACAGAAACCCCAATGCGAAAGCTTGGACTACTAACGGGTGCCCTTGAAATGATAGGTCTCTAATCTCTGGCGTCAAGGGCACGCCCCAGCCCAATGCCCTCGCCTTCTTGGGAAAGGCAAGAGTAGGATTATAGGGGATTGTCTGCCCGACATATTTGGACCAGTTGTTCCATAGCCAATTGCGGACATATTCCCCACATGCATTGGCATCCATTGCTCCCTCCGGTATATACGCCTTGGGATAATAGAAAGCCAAAATCTCTCTCCACGACTTGCCCAGTTCGGCCATCCTCTTGGCCCCGCGTTGACAAAGCCGCCCATACCAGCGTCTTCCCTGATACCCCCCTTGCCCTCGGCAATAAGGGCATTGAGGTAAGCCACAAGTTGAAACATATTGGGCAAAATATGCCAAGCCACGCCAATCCCGAAGATAAATGCCTCGTGTAGCCGATATGGCCGCATCACTGCGCGGGTCTTTGGCCCAAGGCCGATAAACTTGGCAACATGTCTCTGTGCATAGATCGGCCCCGTGGTCACGGTGCTTGCCCCCTCGTTGCACCCAAAACTTGGCATAACTCCGAGCGGCCACTGCTTGGGCCATGAGCGCTTGGGCAGGCCAGCTAGGATTGACCTCCGCAGGTACCACTCCCCGCAAATACTCCTCAATGTGTAGATTCTGCACTTGGCCATGACTGTCGCGTCGCCACAAGCGGATTGTCTCTGCGGTCGCTTGTGCATTGCCTTCAGCAGTAATGTAATCCCCCAACAGCATGGCGGCTCTGGAGGAGAGATTAAAACTCTGCCACTTGCTATCCCAAGTGCCATAGCAATAGACAATGGCACCTTCGACCCAATATTCATCTGTGCGGAGAATGTGGTCTAACTGTTGCAATTGGGCAATGTAACTGTCATCATCGGCGAAATGGCGGTACCCCCGCTGATTGCAGTCAATGCCACATTCTCCTAAGATGACGGGGATATGATAGCCCGCCGCGTCAAGGAGCTTGCGGTAGCGGAGGGCCAGCCATTCGGCGCTAGCCAATACCTCCTTGCACCCATACGAGTGATAGCCGAATAGGTCACCCGCCTCCAACGCAGGCCGGAAATAGGGCATCAACTCCGGCTCTGGATTGCCGACAGCAAAGTTGCCGACAATGGCCCGCAGGCCATACCTCTTAATCTCCTCCGCCCACACCCGTTCAAAGTGGGCCAAGCGCTTCATGCTGGCTACGGATTTGGCCACCGGCTCGTTCACGCACTCCCAAGCGTCAATGATACCACCATGATTGTCGCTGAGCCGTTTTATCACCTTCGCCAGTGTCCGGGCGTTGGCTTCCGCCCAATCCCAGCTATCACCCGGTAACCAACGAGCCAGAATGAGCGTATCAGGTTTAAGCTTCTTAAGCTTGGGCACCCATTCCACATAGTCGGCCTCGCCAATCATCACCAACTTGAAGGTGCGGGGCTTGACATCAAGAGCCCAGCTTAATGCCTTGCCGTCGGGGCAAAGCGTTTGTATCCCCAAGAGGCTTAATCTCATTGCTGTTCCCCGAACGGTGTAAGCTGATCCTTGCCTTCGTCCTCTTCAATGGAATCCTGGCAATGTCCAGGGTCAATCTTGTCCAACAACCAGCAGATAATGCGGTAAAGCTTCACCTTGCCCTTGAATTTCCCAAGCCGACTGGACATTGTTTCGTCAGGGTCGCCGAAGAACAAAGTATTGAAGAATTGGTCAATGCTGATACAAAGATTGATGAAGTAGTGCCAGGCGAATGCCTTAACCTTGGCCCACCACGACTTCTTCCTGACCTGCCACTCAACAATCACCAACACAATCGTTACCAGCGACAAGACCGGGAACACATTCACGCGAGGCTCTTCAGGCGGTTCATCAAAGACAAAGGGTACGATTTTATCATAGCCGTCTTCGGCGCTAGTTTGAGGCATCAGTTTGAGGTTCAGCAGCTTCCAAACAACAGGCCCAACATCCTCGAACTCCATCTCGGAAACTTGCGCTCCAAACCCAAAATAGAAAACAAAGAATATCATCATATCGCCGCCTTCGAGGATGTCGTTGATGTCCATCGCCCAGGTGAGGTAGAGGCAAGGTACTCCTGCTGCCTTGGCCTCGATAATCTGAAGCGGCCCATAGAGGTATTCCCACCAGATAGGGGCGAAGTGTTCCGGGTCGTCTCTCATCTTGCGCTCGAATTCCGCCTTGTGCGTATGCTCCCCTTGGTAGATGGCTTCAATATAAACCTTGAGATAGTCGCGCTCGCCCGGCTTCAAAACCCAGTCAATGTGCCAATAATTGGGGCCAAAAAGCTGCCGCAAAGCCTGATAACTCACTCCCAGCTTGTGCAGAATATGAGCGGGCCGAATGTGAATACCGTTGACCCGAAGGTTATATTTCCACTGCACAAATGCCTGGGTAAACTTAACAAACGGGTCGGTAAACAGCGGCTCGAAGTCCAGGAGTTTGGAATGGCCGGTGAAGAACCACCAAAGCGTATGAGGTATGGACGGTAAGGCATTATCGAAGTCATAAGTCATCCAGGACATAGGGAGGTGTTCATCTTCCTCCTCGTGATACCACCGAAGGGTATAGCCTATATGCCGCGCCATCCCCAAATTAACGGCCCGCCACCCGTGGTTGTAATACACCCTATACTTGGCGGCACAGAGGAACCAGCTGCGGAGTTCGTCCCAAAACGCGAAATTCGCGCCGGGGTAGCCACCCTCTGCCATATCATATAAAACCTGCAAGGTAAGCAACTGACAAAGGATTTCCCCTGTGCCGAAGTTGAGGGCGGAGTGATTCATCTCGTGGATAAGGGTGGCCAGAAAGCTATCTTCCCCGCGCATATACTCGCGGAAGAACGACATATTGATGGTAATGCTGCGCTCCAGATAACAATAATATGCGATGGGGAGGTCATAACGCCCACTTCCCTTCTCCGGCCAGAAGAATTTTACCTCGTCCACAGCAACCGGGCGTCCGATAGCCTTCTCATAGGCATTGATGTATGGAATGATGTCCTCGACCATCTGGAGAATTTCAGCTTCATTCTTCGGGTTGTGTGACCCCTCTAGCTCATAATACATATCGCGCATTGCATCGGCATATAACGCTGCCTTAAGATAGTCTAACGTTGTGGGCCACTTGATTCCCATCTTGAATGACATCCGCTCCATAAACGGGTCAACGAGATAAACGCCCGGCTCGGTAATGTATCCGACCTCCGTGTTGTAGCCTTGAAGAGTGCGGTAAGTTAAAATTTCAACCTCGTTTGGCCCCACAACTGTAAGGCCCTGGGCTGTGAATGTCCCTATGGTCACCAGAAGAACGAGCAACACTCGTATAAATATCTCTTTCACCTTTCTCCTCCCAATACTCATGCCTGCTTATGCTCCCAAAGGCCCCAATCTCATTGGAATGGATCCCAGCGCACCAATTCCCCCCAAGCCGCTTGAAGATGGAATCGCCAAGGGTGGCTATAGGTTTGGCTCACGAGCAATGTCCGCTTCCCCTCCGCGCTCACAGCCCATACCTCAATGCTTTCGCCCGCTGCACAGAATCCATCTACATGATAGTGGTCTTCGTTCTTAAGCGTATTATGCCCCTGTTGGAAATTAAATAGCTCCATCTCATGCCCCTACAGCTACAACATGCACGGTAAACGTATACTCGCTACTACCAGGATTCTTGACATATATCGTGGCCGCCGTAGTGGAGCGAGAGACAAGCCGGTCGGCTGTCGGCTCTTGGTCGGCCTGCTCAATGCTATAAATCACCACTGGTGGGTTGCTGAAGGCTGTGCTCCAACTCACACCTATATAGCCCCCAGTACCGGCCCCCAATGTGATGGTCGTGGTCTTGGCGTCCACACGATAATCCGCCCCCAAGGGCGAACCCAAAGCGTAAATCCCGCTCCCAAGGCCATGCACTGCCGAATCATCCGCAATGTGGTCGCCCAATGAATACGTCAGGCTAGCAATGGCCGTCACATTGGAAATGACATCGGCGCGTAGATTATTGTATTGACTAGCTTGAATTGGGTCGCTAACACTAACATCCGAAGATTGCACGCTATCTACCCCTCACTGGTACTCCTAATTTTTGCTCTAAGGCCCTGTCTAAGTTGGCAATATCCTCTTCATATAAGTCCACCACCGTATAACCCAAGGCTTGGAGGTATTGCCGCTGCAATTCATCCCTGGCCTGAGCCGCCGGGAATAAGTGCCAAGGCCCCTGCACCCTGATAATCACGGGGCGATCTTGGAGTACGAAATCTACCCTCATCCCCCCCAGTATCCCCACACCGCCCGCATAATTCACCTGCATTTGGAAGCTGATGCCCCGCCGCCTGAGCGCATAGTACACCTTGCGCTCCCAGGAGCTCAGCCGCGCTACCTCGAAGGGCACAGGCTCCGGCGGTGGCTTCCGCTGCAATGGCTTAGGGCGAATGGCAATTGTCTTGCGTTTTAACAGGCTTCGTCCTCGGCGACTTAAGCTTGACCTCATTAGCTCCTCGAGACTGTGTGGGTAATATCCACCAGCATTTCCTTAGCGGATGTTTTTGCTTTGGCCGGTGACACTGCAATATGGGCAATCATAGTCCCCCCGCTAGGAGCATCAAACAGACCTAGTTCGGAGATCGAACCGATGCTTTCAGCAGTAGTAAAATAGACACGATAAGTCAGCACATTCCCGCTCACACTGGCTGCCGTCACAGCCTTGCGTGTGAGTTCATTCCACATGGCTGTGTCGGAGGCATCCACTGTCCCAGTCCCAGTGCCAGTAGCGAGATAGGCCACAGGATTAACCCCTGCCGTGCCAATCCAGCGCTCCAACAGGTGATTGAGGCCAGTGTTCACCACCATGTTGGGGTAGACACTTGTTTCCTCCACCCCCGTCTCCGGGTCGCGTAGTGTGATAGTTGCTACACCTTTTATCCTTAAGCCACCCTCAAATTCCATCTTGTGCCATCCCCCTCAGAGCGGGTAAGGGGATTTGAACCCCTACCAGCGGGCTGGCAGCCCGATATGCTACCATTACACCATACCCGCTAATATTATCCCCATTGCGCAAAATTCCATCGTGAGTTGCCATCCCAATATGCCACCTGGCGATAGAGAGAAGCCGCTGCCGCTGTCGCAATCTTGGCCGCGTCTGCGTCTTGGATTTCAAAGCCCGCCCATGCATCCACCATCACCAACTGCCACACAGGTTGGTATCGCCCCTCGAATTTATAGGGCTGCGTCTGAATGGCCTTGGTGATGATAACCCTATGCCTCTCCCCGTGTCGGTCATGGTAAATCACAGGCGTCAAGTCATTAGCACACTCCATAAGGAATTGCTCTTCAGCCGACGCGCCTGTAGCTGCGCTGGCTGTTTCCACCATGCGCAACTGATACACCGGCTCCTCGCGGCCTTCAAACTTGTATGGATTGAGCTTGCTGAGGCGTGTGACATAGACCGAATGCGTTAGCCCGCTGTGGACATAGATGACCGGCCGTGTGTCGTCAGCTACCGCCTCCAGAAAGCGCTCCTGCTCCTGTGTCGTCGCCATCGGTATCCCCTTCAGCTTTGCCCATCTCGGCCAGTAAGAATTCCACCTCCGCTATGCGTCCTTGCATAGCAGCCCAATTGTAAAATGCTTGTCGTTCGGCGTTGCGGAGCCGGGCCAGCCGCTTGCCAAGATCAGGCATGGGCTTAGCAGCGCCTGCTTCTGAATCCTTTATCTGCTTTTTCTTGGCCATTTTGCTCTCCTCGTCCGCCACCCCCTGGTTGCTCAGCCTCTAACCCATATTGAAACTCCAAGCCCCGGATGGCTTCAATGATTCGGACAATCTTTGCCCTTTCTTCCTCATCCATTGTTGCCTTCCACGCACCTAGAAGGTTAGGTAACTGCCGTCTATATAGAGATTACCTGTGTCTGTGAGGTACATCCTGAGTGCACCCCCGATATAGAACTTATAGTAGTTGCTGGAGGCATCATATACAATATAATCGCCGCTGTCGAATTCGATGATACGGTCGCCTCGTATTTTGACTTGCCCCGCATCATCCAAGCGCACCATCACGTTGTCGCTTGCATCCAGCACGTCTAAATCGTCATCATGGATAAAGACGCCTCCGTCGTTATGCACCAGAAACTTAGTAGCCCCCGATGCCTCCTTAATGTGGATAGCATAAGCATCGGGGTCGGTATCATCGTAGGGCTGGATGACCAGTGCCTCGTGATTAGGGCCATGAGGACACAACACCAACTGTGCACCCGAAGAGCCTATGTCTGTACTCCCAGTATAAATCTTGATGCCCACACCAACCGTGCTGTCACACTGCTTGATTAGGACACCCCAGCCATTCTTGAACACATCAATGCCCAAGCCGCCAGGGTTTTCCCCTGCCGCCGACTGGCTGCCGACATCACAATAGATGCTGTCCCCCTTACCTTTGTTTCTTACCCAAATGCCGGCGCCATAGTCGGTTTGGGCCTTTGTGGTGACAAAAAGGCCAGCCGAATACACGTCCTGATAAGTGGACCACTGATGGTCAATGTGGATGCCCTTATGAACATCAGTATCATTAGCTGTGTGGTCAGGAACGGTGACTAGAATGGCAGGTTGCATCTCGTTGGTAGTAGTATTTAAGCTGAGGACAGGCCCACCTGAGTTGTTAGCAGTACCGGAAATGGTGACCCCTGTTGCGATGGTATCATCGGCATCCGAGCGCAAAAATTGCCCACTGGTTAAGCCCCCCAGCTTGGCGGCATTAAAGCCAATCCCTGTGGCGTCTATGTTGTGGGCCAGCTTATCCACCGTCACCGCGTCGTCGGCCAACCCAGCAGTTGGGATGGGGTAGGCGTGATGGTCACTGGCCCCAACGCCACCTAAATCGCCATGTTGCAGTTGGGCGGCATCAAAGTTGGTGCCATCGGCTCTAAGAACATAGCCCGCCGTGTAGGATACCGAGCCCACATCGGATAAGCCCGAAAGTTGTGTAACCACTGGCCCCGGCTCCCATTGGGAAGCACCATCATTCCACTTTAATGCGTAGCCATCGGTGGGAGTTGCGGCGGATATGGCCCAGCCCTGTAACTTGTCGGCGTTCCATTGGGCTGTGTCCTTTCCAACTTGCGCAGCCGTCACGTTGTGGGGATTGTTAGTAAGTGATGAATGGCTCTCTCCTATTGTGATTTTGTTATTGGCATCATCGGGCGTTATAGTGATTGCGTTGCTGGCTACGAAGTCTATATCGCCCCCAGCGTTGCTCACACCATCTACTGAGACGAGGGCACCGACTTGCGCTGCGGTGACCGAATGTGGGTTGTTGGTCAATGATGAGTGACTTTCCCCAATGGTGATTTTGTTCTCAGTATCATCGGGGGTAATGCTGATGGCGTCACTTGCCACTAAGTCAATGCCGCCCCCCGCATTGCTTACACCGTCTACCGAGACCAGCGCACCAATCTGCGCGGCGGTCACACTGTGGGGGTTGTTGGTGGCAGCAATATGATTGTCAATGTCCGCATGAGTATTCGTCCCAATGTCCGCCAATAGGGTGTGGCTGACTAAGCTAGGCTCAAAGTTGAATATCCGGTTGGCGGATAAATCCCCGCCGCCCGACAGATATGAGCCAGCAGTTAGGGTCAACGTCGGGTCAAACTTGGGAAATTCTATCCACCCTGTATTTGTCTCATTACGAATTTTCAACGTGGTCATGTTTCTACCCAAATCATCCCGCTGATTGGATTGGTCGGTTCATCAGGCCCCACATAAGCCGCCCCCGTGGGATACAACGGCACCCACACCGGGCCTACTTGCACTAATACCATCTGGTAAGGCGGCATTAAGGGCCCACGGAGGAAAGCACTGGCATGAGCAGTAGCAGGCCCTACACCGCGTGTATAGCCAGGGGCATTCCCTGTGGCCGTCCCATAAGGGCCCCGCACATAAGCTGCGCAATGGGTTGTACTGAGAAGGTGCCCGACAAGATAGGCGGCCAGATTATCACCTTGGCTGGCAAGGCCCCGCGCATAGCCAGCCTGCGAATCTGAAGCCTGCGCCAGGCCCCGGATATATGCCTCAAAAGTATCACTCGCACTGACATGGCCGCGCGCATAAGCCCCCTTATTCGTTTGGGCGCTAGCAAGGCCACGCAGATAGCCGGTAGCGCTGGCCGCTCCAATGGCCAAGCCTCGGAGATAAGCATCGGCGCTGGTGGAAGTTTGCGTTGCCCCCCAGCCGCCCCATTTCCGTTCACCCCAGCGATACCGGCCCCACATCTATCAGGCTCCTTGCGCTGCTAATTTCGCCTCCAACTGTGCGACCTTCGCTTCCAGCTCGGCGATTCTTTGCCTTGCTGCCTCAGCCCAGAGCGCCACGCCCATAGCGATCTTCGTCGGATCGCGGCCCCAGCGCTCCTTCTCGTCGGCGCGGCCCTTGAGACCGTGTTGCTTGGCGACTTGCTCCCAGTGGTTGATGCACGCGAGGCGCTTGGTGAGGCGTTGCTTGTCCTGCTTACGGGCTTGCAGAGTCTCTTGTAGAGAGATAAGTCGCTCTTCCAGCTCGGCCTTACGCTCCGAATCAGGTTCTTTCGCTATTTCCTTCTCAAGTTGAGCAATCTCGCCCTCAATTTTCTCAATGCGCTGGGCAGTTTCTGCAAGTTGGGCCTGGGCTTCATTCTTCTTTACGGCTAATTCTGTCAAGTCGGCGAAGGGGAAAAGTCCTTTATAGGGCTTGTGCGGCTTTTTGGCACTCGCCAGCGCTTGGTCGAGTGCTTCGTCGGGATCGCCCGATAGCACCGGCGAGAAAGTCGTGAAGCCAATGTCGCTGAACGCTTCCCCGTCGGCTTCGACCCTGAATTTTACAGTATCAGCAGTAGTGACATCGCTTTCCACTTTAAGAACTACGTCAGTGGCTGTGGTGGTCTCTGTATCTATATGGAGTCTGCAATCTGGATTTGACTTTCCTATACCAATGTTGCCTCCATCATCAATGCATAGCGCTACTGAGGCGTCGCTCACTTCCACAATAATTTTCGACCAAGCTGCCCCCCCAAAATGGAGCTGCCAATCGCTCACTAGTGTGGCGAAGCTCCGAGCCACACCATCGCTTTGTAGTAAATAATACCCTTCATAATTCGTTCCCGACCCCGCCACGATATTACCATATACATGACATAGCCCCTTCGGTTGCAGCGTCTTTATGCCGACAAGGCCGCCATCCTGGACAAAGATGCCGTTCCCGCCATCATCATAGAGCTTGAGGCCATCAGCATCCCGCGCCCGTATCTCGTCAGTTGCGATGTATTTGCCATCGCCTTGGGTGATGTTGCCGGTCACGGTCATGTCGTCGTGCGTGCCATCGGCGTTATGCTCGGACATGAGCTGTTTGATGTAGGCGGCGAGAAGGTCGTGGTAATAAGACGCATCCACGACCCACACAGCATCACCGGAAGACGCAGCCACAGCGCTGGTCGAGCCGAAGCCGCGCTCCTTGACGGTAACCCCAACGGGCGAAGTACTGATACCTTCATATCGTATGATTTCTTCTGTGGTTTTGACCAGCAAAAATCCATTAGTGGGTAGATTGGTGGTAGAGGTCAGTTCCAACACTTCGCCCACGCCGGGGCTGGTGTCCGTGATGTCGGTAGCCAGCGTAGTTTCCGTCAAATCACCAGTACCCACCTCGTAAAGATCGGCATCAGTTGGACTATCTTTGACATCACTAACAGGTAAACTCATTACAACCCCCTATTATTTGCAGTTTGATTCCTATGCCCAAGACGCGCCGCGCATTAGGCCCTGCGGACTTCTTGCCAGCAATCGCCTTGTTCATTCACCCACAGGATATAGACAGTATCGCCCACTACCGAGCCTATGCCTCGCAGGAAGCCCCGTTGCTTGCCGTATAGTGACATACTTGTCCGATGGGCTTGGAAGTAGGCATCGGCGTGGGGGATGCAACAGTATGTGCGTCCCCGCACTTGCAAGCGGAGTTGTGTTACCGCCAGGCCCTCCTCCTCCAATCGCTGAAGTAGCCGCAACCAGGGGCTAGGCTGGCCCGGTATCCACTCCTCAAAGACCGTCTCTCCATTATCGAGACTGGCGATCCATCCCTCGAATGCCATTATTAGTAGTACTCCAGCGTGATACCCAAGTCGAAGTTGCCCTTGGCTCCTGCACTCTCTGGGGAAGCAGAAATGCCGATATACCAATGATGGTGCGTGGTGGCCGAGCTATATGCCTGTAGCTCCAACCGGTCACTGGCATTGTTGCCCCCCACGTTGTCCGAATAGTCGTTGATTTTCTTCCACGTGGTGGCTCCAGTTTCAGTCTGGGTCTTGTAGAAGGCCCATACCTCCACACCTTCGGCAGGGCTGGCCGCCGTGGTGCCGTTGTAGGTGTAGAAGTAGACGTTTTGTGTGGCCACGTCCGAGGCGTGGTCGAATTCAATATGTATCGGCAGGTGACCTGTGTAAGGCGTGCCCGCCCCCATAGTCACCACGGAGCCGTCAAGAATGACCTTATTGGAGCCTTCCGAAGCAGCATACTTGGTGTTGTAAGGATGACTCGCCGTGCATACCTCGGAAACTCCATCGCCGGTGTCAATGTGAATGCTGTCTTGGAATGTCCCTGCCGTGATGGTGTCGCCATAGTTTGAGCCGAAGAAACCCAAGGTGTTGCTCCCTAAGTCATACGTGGTAGCAGATGCCTGAATGTGCCAAGTGAAATTCGCCAATTTCCCTCCCTCCTAACTGCGCGTCGCGCTTGTTATTCTATCCTGTGTATCCCGGCTCACCGTCCAAGTAAGGATGGTGTTACCGGTTGGATATTCTTCTGTGACTTTTGCCAGTAAATCGCCGCTGTAGGCGAAGGTCCGCTTGTGATAGTTGTTCCCCGCTATGTGTGTGGTGATCTCCGACACGCGGCCCTGGCCATCATAGCTAATCGAAGTAGTCCCCACTTGGGCCGTGGGATGTAGTTGCGCATCCCGACAGGGGAATATCCATGCCTGACATTCGGTAGTCCCTCCTACCGTTACCAGGCCAAAAGCCCCCGGCGGGGCAACGGCACCAGAGACAGGATGGGCCTTGCCCGCTGTGCTGGAGGTAATTAGCCAATCCCCCCGATTGGCTACACTGTCTACCTGCACTTTGGGGCATAGGCCGTTATAGCGAATCCAGCCCTGGTCGCCGTCGGCGATAGTTTGAGTGGCCGCCTCCCTAGGAGCGGCCACCACACCGCAAACCCCCAAGTCGCCCTCCGTGGTCGTGGTGGTGAAAGCATCATCCGCGCTGGTGTCCCACACCACCACAGCACCCGTGGACAACGCCCCGCCGCTGTTATTGGTCAGCCAGTGGAACCGCGCCTCGTCCACATCATAGTGGTAAACAACTTGTGCTGTTTCTACAAAGCCACTCTTGCCTTTAGCCATAATCACATATATTGCATCAACTCATAAGCCGAAACGTCATATCGCGGGTCGGGAGCCTGCGTCGTGATAGCATGTTTCTCCTCTATCTGACAATAATACAATGGGACGGCCAATAGCTGATCTCTCCACATCTCTATCATCCGCAGTTGCATGATGGGCTCCTGTCCCCTTGGCCCCCTGTGGGCAATATGCGTAGCAATGCGCTCGATGTAAACCCAATGCTTATTGCCATGCTGGTCATAGTAGAAGGCCGGTTCGATGTCTTCGCCGACGTTGTATAAGAATTCCGCTTGCTCCCGCCAGCCCGTGGGTGTACCCCAATCTTCGGGCTTGGCTTCCATGAACGTCAGCTCCGCAATGTCGCCTTCGCCCGGCCCTTTATGGGGCGATTCATACCGCACCCGCGCCAAGTAGACGACATGCGTCGCTGCGCCATCGGTGTATATCAGCGGTAAATTGTCCTCGGTGCAAGCCTTAAGAAAGTCAACTTGCTCTTTTACAGTCGTCATGATAGCGGTATCGGCTCACCAAGCCGAATGTTCACGACATAAGCATAGACAGCGCTCGGCCTTGGCAGCCACATACAGGTGAAGTGTCTGAGCATAGGCGTCAGCGAAGGCGTCGCCGTGGAGAGCACTAGCTTAAACTGGATGTCACTCTGTACCTCCAAAGCTCCTGCTAAGGGAGCCAGCGATAACTCCTCCTGTGGGCTGGATGTTACATCACCCACTTCCGTCCAGCTTGTCTCCCCGTCCTTGCGGTAGTAGATGGTTATCTTCTGAGCACTCGAACAGTCCCGCGTGTGCAGGATGACGCTCTTCACGGCCTTGGGCGTTTGCGGCATGTTGCCGTCAAAGCGGGGTGTGATGATATGCCCTGAACTCCCAAAGGTGGGATAGGGCATGTCGCTCATGCTCACCAGTTGCCTATAACGCGTATCACCGTCGTTGATAATCAGCCAATCCAACTCTGGACTGTATCCCAAGCCGTGGAAAGGCCTCCCCGAAGCCCCTTTCCAAATGGGATGCCAACCCACACCTGTATAGGCCAGCACACAGGGATAGTCGTTTTCGGCCAAGTCGAACCCCACATAGAGCGCCGATGGCGAAGCCACAAACGCCTTTGGGATGCCGTAACCGTAGCTCTCTTTGGTCAAGTCCCCATACATCTCTGGCGTGATGTCCACAATGGCCGTCTCGCTGAACTTGTAAATCCGCCGCAGGATGTTGAAATAGAGATAACCTTCCCATTCGGCCATTTGGGCAAAGTTGCCGCTCCACAGCCGATTGCGGCAGTCAATCATCTGCACGACATCGCTGCCATCGTAATAGTAAAGGCCATCCTCTTTGCCGATGTAGAGCTTCTGTGCAAACGGGTGCATACTGGTGATGGTCGTGGACGAATCGCCCACAGCAATGGCAGAGCTCCAGGTTGACCCCGCCGTCTCTGTGTAGAATATCTCGTGGCCTTTAGAGCCCCACAACTTTTCATCCCATACAGCCCAATGTGAGCGCGGCACAGTCACGTCAAACCACGACCCCGCAGTGTTGCATTTCCATGCACTAGTGCTATCGCCATAGGCGACGAATAATTCATCGCCCCAGACTATCAGGTCGGTCGGTGCCACATTGCCACTTGACCCCGACCAACCAACACCATCCTCATACCAGCGCAACTGCCCCGTCCCGACAGTGCGCATGTAAATCTTACCGGCAAAGTCCACCGGTTGCGCAGCGGCAATGTCTGGGTCGGTCACCGTCACAGCCGTCGCCAACATCACTCGGCCGTCAATCCGCGTCTCAACCCCCTCGGCCTCATAAAAGCGCGTCTTCTCTGAGCTATCCCATATCTCCTGGCCTAAGCCACCCGACCAGTCGGATTGAGTCCATGGGCGCCATACCCCGCTGCTATATTGCGGTTCACCTGTGGTGCTGATCACAGGGGCCCAATCGTTCACACGTTCTTTTCGATCGCTACCCTTAACGATCATAAAACCGAGTCGCTCGCCGTTGGCTCTCTCAATGGCTATATCATAGAGCTGCCCATCCACCCACACGCCCATATTCAGCTACCTCGACTTGACATTTAGTTGATTATGTGATACAATCATAGAGAAAGGAGGTTGCTATCTTGAGACGTAATCCATTAGACAAAGAATTATTGCAAAAGCTTTACCACGAACAAGGTTTAACTCAGCAAGCCATTGCCAATCGCTTAGGCGTAAGCCCCTCGCATATCTCGCGTGAAATGAAGCGGCTTGGTATACCCATACGCACTCCCTCTGAGTATCATAACCGATACCCCAAATATGATTTTGATGGCACAGACATGGATAAGGCTTACTTGATTGGTTTCCGCACTGGCGATTGGTATGTCAGGCAAGCCGCCGGTGGCACTAACTTTTGCATATCAGTCTGTAGCAACAAGCCAGCCCAACTCCAACACTTCTATGCCTGCTTCGCTGATTATGGACATATCGCAGTCACACAGAACGTAGGGCCACGCCACGATGAAACACGACTACGAGCCTATCTCAATGCTTCTTGGGATTTCCTAGTGCCCAATCCCCACGCTATCCCCGATTGGATATTGGCCGACGATGACTTATTCTTATCCTTTTGGGCGGGCTATACCGATGCTGATGGCACTATCGGCTATCGGACTTTTATATACAGAGGCGTTCCTAAAGTCTCGAAATGGGCACAGTGGAACACCAAGAAAGATAAACAACTACTCCAACAAGGCCGTCAGCGCTTGCATGAAATGGGCTTCCGCCCTTCCAATATCATGAGCGCGAAACGCCAACCCGATACGCGCCACTTTGGCATCTACAATTACACAGGCCTATACAAGTTTCTTACCGCTATCTTGCCTCTTCTCCGCCATGCCGACCGCCGCGCACAGGCTATCAAAACGCTAGAATTTGTCAAAGAGCACTATATTCCGCCCGATGCTTCGGGGCAGTATCCTTGCCCCTATTGCGACTTTGTAGGTACGTCGCCGGGCTCATTACAGGTACATTTATCCCGCTGGTGCCAATACAAGCCTACTCCCACCTCAGAGCAATAGTGTCGGCCAATGGCAATGTCTGATGCTTGACTCGCTCACGCTCGGCCTGCTCGAAGAAGTCCGGCGCCTTCTGCCGGAATATCTGCACATCAGTATGGTGTCCTTGAAGACACTCCATATTTGCAAGTTCCCACAAGGCCCTCGGTAACAAAAACGCCTCCGGCACTTCCGTCTCATCCGAATCGCCGCTTAGCTCAGGATATTGTTGGTTGTAGTACACCTGGACGATGTAGCCGTCCCGGTTGTCCACAAAGGTCTTATCGAAACAGAGCTCCCAAGTGTCGCCCTCGCGTCGCTTGTACACGCTGCCACGCAACTGGCGATATACGGGCGTGGCGGTAGCGGAGGTAGCACACCACACCTGCTGCGGCCCCCAAGGAGCGCGGGTCAACGCCGTCAATGTGTAGATATAGCTCCCTTCGGCGAGCGTGAACGAAGTCACGGCCACCGTCTTGATGTCTGGCCATGCAGCTTGGATTGCCAGGTTGATAGCGAGGTTCTTCTGCGCAGCCGTCCAGATATTGTTGCTATTATCGCCCGTAAACGTGTTGATGTCATCACGCAACGCGCTAAGAGTCTTTGCCATAATAGCGTCCCCAACTAATCTCCAGATATGTAGTGCTGAAATCCATCAAGCGGTAAAATCCAATTTCTATCCCCAACCAGTATCCGCCGAAGCGAATCCGCCACACCTTTTTCATGCTTTTTTCTCCGCCAATTTCTCCCGGATGAACGCATCCCAACGCCGCACCACCCTCTCCCAGCTATAAGTCGGGGCTAGCTTTAGCCCCTTCCGGCTGTATTCCTTCCACAGTTTCTCGTCACGCAAAAACTGCACAATGGTGGCTACCCATTCATCATCATTGATGGGGCGAGGCAACATCGCCGCCGCTTGGCTCCATAGCTCTGGCAGGCAATCGGCATCGCTGATGATGGCAGGTGTGCCCGCCGCCAGGCATTCTAAAATCGTGATACAGAACCCCTCCGAGGGGATGGGCGGGTCGCAGGGATAAACTAGCAATTGCGCCTGCATTTGCTCCCTAGCCAAAGTTTTCTGTCCCACTCCGCCCCTAAAGGTAACGCCTGGCTGATTTAAGCGTGTCTTAATAAACCACATGTTTTGGGCGGCATAATCCATCGCCCATTTCCGGCCCTCGAAGTTCTTTTCAAATTCATAGAAGATATGGAGCGTGGCTTCTGGCACCTGCTCCCGTATCCTAGGCCACATCCGTAGTAAATGATGCAATCCCCTATCCGGCGAGCTGCACCATACTATTCGCCCCGGTATACGCTTCTCCCGCTTGGCATACCGCGCTAAGTCCACGCCGTTGGGCATGATATAACAACGTTCTGGGAGGATGTGCTCGTTGTATTGGCAAATGCGCCCCTTATGCCATTCGGACTTCGGCGTATACCAATCAATCTCATGCTGTGGCTTGACCTTGGGATGATTACACTGTAATTCCAGAATCTTGAGATGGGCGCAAGGATGATAGTCGAATATGTCGGCCCCATCCCAACTTATAAACACATCGTAGCATTCGTGTGGGTTGTATTGCTTGGCACTCACCCACTTCACGCCGTCGTATACGCCCGGTTTGTCCACGTGACTGTAGAATACGGTGACATTGTATCCCAGCCGCGCCAGGCCCCTGGAGACGTATATCATCGCCGTCTCCGCGCCGCCGAGCATCCTATCCTCATTGAGAATCTCCGGCGTGAAGGCTCCCCAATAGCCCAATTGCCCGCCCCAAATGGCGAGCTTAATACCCAATTCCGGCTTCTTTGAGGATTTTTTGCCGCGCCTCATATAGCTCCTTTCTCGTGATCCCCGATGTCCATGTCAAGGGCTTAAAGGCATCGGGATGGGTCTTGTAAATGCACTCTGTAAAGTCCTTGTATTGGAAGTGGATATCATACTCCTCTGGATGTAAGGTGATAGGCGTCTTGGGATAAGGCACATAAAACACCAAATCCATCTTGTCGGGGCGGTTCTCCAATATCCAGCGCCGCGTCTCTTCGATTGTCTGCTTGTCTTCCCCCGGCAGGCCCAATATCAAGAAGCACTTGGCAGCAATGCCCACCTGCTTGCACCATTGGACGACCTGCGTGTTTTGTTCCACAGTCGTCCCCTTGTTGATAATATCCAGAATCTTCTGGCTACCACTCTCAATGCCGATGCCGACCTCTACACAGCCCGCTTCCCTCATTGCCTTCAACATCGGCAAGTCCACCGTGTCCGCCCGGATGAAGCAGCGCCAATAAAGGCCTAAAGGCTTCAGGAGTTCACAAATGCGATATAGCCGCTTCTTGTTCAGCGTAAAAGTATCATCGAAGAACATCACGGCGCGGTAGCCCATATCATATAATCGGGCAACCTCTTCGTAGACGTTTTCGGCGCTGCGTTGGACACAGCGGTGGCCCCAGATTGCCGCGCAGCAAAAGCCGCAGTGGAACGGGCATCCCCGGCTGGTGAACATGGTGGTGGCATCGCGTCCCCCAACATCGAAATGATACCGATGGGCCTGGCTGCGATTGGGGAATGGTATATCGTCAATGTGCATCAAGCTCTGTCTTGTCCCTATGCGAGGCGTCTTAATGATGCGGCAATGTGTGTCTGCAAGCACAGCATTGATCCATTCCTCGCCCTCGCCCACCACAACCGTGTCGTAGCCCCACTCCAACATCTGTTCTGGAAAGAGCGTGGCATGAGGGCCGCCCACTATCTTGCGGCCATCCAGTAGCTTCGCCAGCTTTTTAATCTCCCCGGCCTGCGGCGTTGTTCCACTCACCAGGTAGGCATCAAAGCCCGTTGGAATTGGGTCGGCGTTGAGGTCGAAGTACTCCACTTCATGCCCCGCCCGCTCTAAGACGCTCCACAGATACCACAGGCCAAGCGGCGGGTGGACGAAAGGGTCAATGAGAAAGGGCGTTGCGGGCCACACCAATGCGACCTTCAATGATTTCCTCCGCTGCCTTATAGGCCTCTTCAGCGCGCCGCCACAAGATCATGACGGAAACGACAAAGAGTATCGGCGTTAGCACCAACGCGCCAACGGTGGTAATGATAAAATGCTTGAGCAGTTCTCTAATCACTCCTTAATCGCCTCCACATAAAGCGATTGCTCTTGGTGGTAGTCCTGCGTTTCGGCCTGCATCACTGGTGAATGGCTTTCACCCGGTCGCATGGGCACAATCCGCTTGAACCCAGCCATCTCTAGCGCCTGCTTCAAGCCATCCCAAGTATAGGCATGTTGGTGACCTGTATACTCTTCACGCCCCGAAAGCGCCCCGAACAATATGCAGGCCAGCTTATTGTCCTCGTTCAATTGCTGGTAGATGGGGGGCTGGCAATGGGCAAAGTCGCCCATCTCACGGCGCACCCATTTTTCCAGCAACAGCCCAAAGTCGGGAACAGCAAGCCGCATTACCGCCCCGCGCTTCATCACCCGATGGCATTCCCGTAAGAAACGCAAGGCCTCAATGATGTTCAAATGCTCCAAGAAATGAGAGGCATAGATAAGGTCCACACTGTTGTCGGGATAGGGCAATCCCCAGCGCACATCCCGCAGGATGATGCCGGGCCCCGGCTCTTTATCTATGTTGTGCCACCCTGGGAAGGTGTAGGGCCCACAGCCAATGTTAAGCTTTATCATAATCTTCCCACTCTCTTAACCACTCCTCGGCCACACCCTCCCAACTGAAGTTGGGAGCATAAGCTTTGCCCTTGGCCGCCCACTTCTTGCGGAAAGCCGCATTGGCCAGCAGGCTTACAGCAAAGCCGATAAACATCTGCTGATACCGCCCGCTGGCCACATAGCCCGGCACCAGGATACCCCTATCCCCCACCGTCTCCGGCAAAGCCCCGCAGGTTGACGTAAGAATCGCCAAGCCCGCCGCCATTGCCTCCATTGCGGTGATACAGTTGTGGATGACCACACCACCGGCCACAAAGTTGTGTGTGCCCTCGACTTCCATGTTGTAAACGTCTTCATACCCATAAAAGGACACAGAAGCCACGCGGTGATTGGCTTGTTGGATTTTCCTACGGGCCAGGCGCGCACATTCCCGCGAACAATATTTGGCCGTTTCCAATCTGTACAGTTGTACTTCAAACTCTTTGCCACAATATTGGCAATGCAATTTAACTCTTTTGCGGCGAGTCCGCCCCCTACGAAAGACAAACTCCCGCCGCTCCTCCTCGGTCATGGAATTCCACAGCGCATGGCCCGCTATCGAGGCACGGCGGCGTTTCTCTTCAGGTGTCAGGCTAGCCCACCATTGTTCAAACCTCGCCTTTCGTTGCTTCACGCTGATTTTGCTTGGCGGGCGTTGATTGGCAAACGTTTTCTTGGCATGGGCCGAGGGGCTAAGTGCTTGTAGGTTCCCAACCTCATTATTGAAAGCATTGCCATCAATGTGGTCTATGTGATAACCCTTAGGTATTGTCCCGTGCGCCCACTCGTACACTAAACGATGCTCATGCTTCCAAGGGCCCTCACCCGTTCCTACCTCTACGGATATACGTTTTTTAAGACTAACAACTCGGTCGCCAACAGCCAATTGGCTAATAGGCACCCATCCCCGCTCATAAGTCAAAACAAGGTGATCGGGTGTAGCCTTGAGGCAAGTGCCATCATCCCATTCAACCTTCCAAACTTCGGCTCGGCTACGGGTTTTCTTGACCCATTTGACCGTGCTCAATACAAAGGTGCCTGTCTGTTCGTCATAAGACCACACGGGGAATTCGCTGCGCCCCACCAACTCCTTAATAGGCACGCCAAGAGGATATTTGCTGTAGTCTCGCGGCATGTCAATGAGAGTATCACCTGTGCAACATGATACCTCCAGGAAGGCAGTCGGATAGAACCAGCACCCTGCCGATAGGAATTCGAGAGCTAGTTCGTCCTGATTCACCCGCCCATGCCAGACGACATTGGGCGTTGCCTCAATCTGTTTCTCCACTTTCTGCTTAAACTCACGCAGTTGGGGCACTTTTTCGATGTTTTGCCAGCCATAGTAAAGGTGCAGTTCGGCGTCTGGCACAGCCCTTAAGATGACCGGCCACATTGCCAAAAGGTAATCCAACCCCCGGTCGGGGCTTGAGGCATAGACCACTTTATGCGGATTGCGCTTTACATCCCGGTCAAAACGGGAGAGGTCAATGCCGTTGCGCGTGGGCTTGAGATTGTTCAAGAAACCATAACACATCTGTAAATAATCCGAGTGCCACTGGGAAACGCCCATGATCCGGTCGAAGAAGTGCCCGCGCTCTGGCGTCATGTTGCCGCCCAGGTGCAAATCATGCACCCATAGCCACTTGACCTTGCCTCCCGCTTGGGCATCGGCCAGCAGCAATCCAGGAAGCCGCCAGCCTACCAGAAGGTCGGGCTGCATATCCGGCTTATACCAGGTGTACGGCCAATAGCCCACCCCTTCGTATTCGCCCGCATATTTACCGCAGTCGTTGAAGACATCCACGTGCCAGCCCGCCTTAGCCAACAGTCGGGCCATGTGGATAACCGCCGTCTCGCTACCTCCAATGCCGCCCTTATGTAGCGAAGGCGGCCCCCATTCCTCCAAACTCTTCCCGCAATAGAAGACGGCCCACGGGCTATCGGTTGACCGTTGGCGGAAGGCAGCTTTTGTTACCCTTTTGCGAACTTCTGGCACGTCCATTAACTCTGGCGGGATAGGCGTTTGGAGCACCGCTGCATCCGGCGCGCCTTCCCAAAATTTCAGCAGCCCCGCCGCTTTGGTGCGTAACTCCAAGATGTAATCGTAAATCTCCAACTTCTTCTTAAGGTGCTCCGAGTTGGGCGACACCTTCAAGGCGTCTATCACAATCTGTCTGGCCGTCTCCAAATCGCCAATGTGATAGTAGGCGATGTTGGCGAATAGTGCGGGATTATACGTGTAATCCAGGGGATTGGTGAAGATAGCCGCGTCGGGCACTTTGGCCATGCGTCCCAGCTTGTCCCACCAAACGGCCTTCTCATATCGCCCCATCCTGGTATAGGCTTCGCTGATCCCGAAGTAAGGATCGGCCCAGTCGGGAAAAAGGACGATGGCCTCTAGGTTTTTTTCAATGCATCTTCGGTAGTCCCCCAAGAGGCAGTAGCAGTCCGCCAGGAAATGAAGGGCTTGCCATCTCTCCTCCAGCGCGGATTCCAAGCGCAGGTAACGCTCATACCACAAAGCCGCGTTCTCCCAATCGCGGAGCGCATAATACTGATGCGCAATATAACACAGTGTACGCTTATCGTTAGGATTCTCTTCATAATCCATCTCCAGAAGCTTGAGATTGCGCTCCGGGTATCCGCGTCCAGTGGGGCTACGATGTAGCACCACAATGTCGGCACTACGGGCGAATTTGGTCGGCCCCAAGGCCTTTAACCCCTCATGCACCCGCCGAATCCACGTCCACCCTATGCTCCGTTTAACGGCCCTCTCCCTGGTGAGGATGGTGATACAATTGCCGTTGTCGTCGAAACCATAGAAATAGGCCAGAAGCAAGCAGCCATAGCCTTGCTTGTCCAGCTTTTCAATAAGCGGTCGCAGCTCTTCGGCATTGTCCAATACGTCGTCAGCGTCCAGCCAGAAAGCCCAATCGGTGGTCAGTTTTTTGTAGACTTCATTGCGTGCTTGAGCGAAGCTGGCAATGCATTCGCCATAGTCCTCGAATTGGAATTTAGGCAGCCATGTCAGGTCAACGGCTTCGCCGCCGAATTCCTCCACTATTTGGCGTGTCTCGCCTTCCCAGCCCTCTTTGCTGGTGATGCCGACAACAATCTGGTCAAACTTGACTGGCTTAACGCTCTCCAAACAAGCTCGCAAACTCTCGGTCTCGTTGCGGCAAATAAGATGTAGCCCGATTGTAACAGACATATTCCTCCTTTTCAGAATAGCGCCCCCGTTGCTCCCCGGCTGTAATATTGGATAACGCGGTCACGCTCCTGCCGGGCCTTCTTGATTTCCTCCAACATCCCAGCAATGATGCCCGGCACTTCCGTGGGGGTATTGGCTGGGATGTGAAAGTGAAAGCCCTGCCAGCCGATGTCCTCATCCCGGTCACTCGTCACTACCACCGTCCCGCTCTCTTTCAGGAGCTTGCGGAAATACGTTTCGCGGTCGGCAATTTCCTTCTCAATCTCTGCCTCCCGCCTTTTGCGCTCCGCCTCAAGCCTGGCCTGATACTTGGCCTCATATTCAGCCTCAAGCTCGGCCCTAAGCTCCTGCTTGATGCGCTCGATTAGACTACGCTCGATTAGACTACGCCCCTCCAACTTCTTATCCCAGCGGGTGACGGTGCTGGGATGGACACCCAACTGCTCGGCAAACCACTTCTTGGGCTTGTCAGGATGCTTCTCTCTCAGCTCCAGATATTGCTGGAACTTGTCCATCGTCTACTCCTTGTCGTTCCTCTTGCCACTCCATCAGCCGCCTACAGGCCATGACCAAATCGGCCAATGCGTGAAGAAACGTCAGGCCACTCGAATAGGCCCCATATACCGTTTCGTTACCGTATCTGATTTTGACTTCGATAGAAAATTTATCCATAAGTCCAGGAAGGGGAGCCCCTGAGAGCCCCCAAGGGCTCCCCACTACCCTCACGCTTAGGCAGCCTGCTTCTGGGTGGTGACGTGCTCCAGACGCACGATCGCGTTCTGATCCAAGATGACACAGGCGTGAGCCAATCTGTTACTTTTGTGACCATCCCTGCGGGATGGCGGGTGGTCATTTCTGCCACCTCTGCACGTTCATTTCCGTGCAGTTCGGACTATGCCATCACTCTTACGAGTGCGCCGTCTCTAGTCTCTACACACGCCCACACTCCCCCACAGGAGTGCTGCTTGGCTCGGCGTCGCCATCTCAGGTTTCCGCCGAATTTACGGCGTTTTACAAGGCCAACTCCGTCAGCCTTCCATCCATGCACCCAATACTGTGCCAACGGATCAGTCTTCGTCGGCGTCGCGGGCACGAAGTACGTCTGAGCCGCCATAGCATCCAACTCGGTAATTCCGTAGGCATTCTTGCCGATGAAGAGGGTGCCGTATACGTCCGCTCCCGAAAGGCCCAAGCTGGCGTAAATCTTGGCGTTGGAGGTCACGACAAATTTGACCCCCAAGTAGTCTCCGATTTCGCCAGTGAACAAGGGGTTGTTGGGCCCACGCGGAGCAGCCCGCTGGAACGCCTCGTTGATGTCATCATCGGCAAACATATCCGCCTCGGTGTCGGGATGGATGCAATCTGTTACTTGCATGACCCCATCATTACCCTACCATTACGATGGGGCGGGCAGGCATGTCTGCCTACCTCTGCGCCTTCCACATTAGGTTATACGCGCAGTTCGGACTGTCGCACCATCTCCGCAATGGAGAGCCCCTCGCTCAGTCTCTACACCCCGGCCCATGCGGGCCGTTGGCTCGCGGTAACCCACCTCTGGGTGTCCCCCGAATTCAGAGAGGTTTTTCATGCAACCTCACGGCTGCATGGCACCATGCCGATGCAAATATACTTCCCATCCACTACCGGCTGGATGTTGTTCCTCTTCAAGGTCTTGACGGCTCGACGGATTTCGGCTGCCGTCAGGAGCATGCCGCTGCCCACCTGGCCACGCGAACCGGCTGTGGAGGCATACAAGACGTTAGAGCCCGATTGAAGGACCTCACGGTCAATAATATCCAGGGTGAGGCCCATCTGTTCTGATCTGTTACTTGATGACCTTGGAACATTAATGTTCCAAGGCGGGCGGTCATTTCTGCCGCCTCTGCATGTCGCCATGCAGTCCGGACTCTCCCTTCATTGCGCCCTATAGGGCGCAATGCCCCCCGTCGAGTCTCTACACCTTCCCGATACGAATACCGGGCTTGGCTCGCGGTTGTCTCAAAGAGACTTTCCCCGAATTTGAGGGGTTTACCCTGGGCGAACAGTTCACCCATGAGCTCCGCAGTCTCGGCCAGCACGTTGTCAATCGCCTGCGTCTCCACAAGGTCGCTACCACGGATGTAATCCAATCTGTTACTTTGGTGACCACACTATTAGAGTGTGGCGGGTGGTCATTTCTGCCACCTCTGCATGTTTCCATGCAGTTCAGGCCGTCGCTTCATCCTCTCGGATGCCGTCTCGCTCGGTCGTTGCGGCTGCTCCTACGGCGTTGAGCTTCCGCATCTTATGATACAGCTCCTCACGCCGTAGTAGCTCCCTCTGTTTTACCTCCTCGGATTGATTACGCCTGTCCACATAGTTGAGAATAAAATCCAGGAGGATTTCGGCTTGGGGCCTTTTCACTCGTAAGTAGGGCAACACCAAACACAACGCCCGGAATACACACCTACGCCCACTTACGACCCAGCGGTAAATTGGCCTTCGGCCATCAGAGGGAGCGCGCTCTATGCGGACACTACCGCCCAAGTGTTTGGCCAACAAGTCTATTGGCTCTTTGTCCACCATGCCCACGCTTATGTAAGTAGTGTATCGAGTATCCTTAACGTGGAACTTGGGGTTGGGCTTCATCTTACAGATTCTAAGCGTGCCTTCGCCGTCTAGAATCCCCGCCAAGTATCCGTATAGAGCCGCTTGCCTCGGGTCATCATGCAGGATTGCCATTGCAATCTCCTGTTTAGACTTTCCCGGTATTCAGAGACGGTTTTACTACGGCAATTCCCATTACCGTACTGGCTGATCGTCACAGTGACAGCGGTCATGCTCAAGTTGCTGCCTGAAGGGGGCGTGCCCTCAGTCAGGGCAGTCGTCGCAGCAGCAAGAGACTTGAACTTCCTGAACTCAATGCTCTTGCCCGCGCCTTTTGGGATATTGCGCTTCTGCGCAAACTGCCCGTGAACCAGATTCATGTTTGTTACTCTACCCCCCCCGCTAGTGTGGGGGATAGGGCCTGGTCATTTCTGCCAGGCTCTGCATGTCGCCATGCAGATCAGACTATTTCATGCTCTCCGCCTTTAATCGTATCGGCTGAGAGCCTCGCCGTATAGTCGTTGAGAGCGCGATCTTGGGTTGCTTGGCAGGCAATTGCCGGAATCGCTCCAAAAAGCTCATTTCCTTGGCGATTTCTTCCTCGGTTCGTGCCTTGTGGGGCAAGCGGCGACCATGCCAATCACGCTCCCAGTCTCTATCATTGAACCGGCTGGCCTGCTTCCACTCCGCAAATTCGAGGATTAATTCAGCTCGCGGCTTCTTGCAGGTCAAGTATGGCAAAACAATCCTCAGCAATCGCACAACAGAGTTAATGCGACACACTGTGATTGCCACGGAATCATGCCAATGTTCCCGGCCCTTTTTCCCTTGGTGGCGGTTGAGCGTGTAGTAATAATGCACTCCCCACCGGGAATAAATCTCACTTAGGCGGCGTAACAGGCTAAACTCCGTGCTTGTCACAGAGATTTTAATGCCAAGCGATTGTGTGCCATTGCCCTTATTCCTGACCTCATATAAGCCGCATGAGCCTTCGCCATCCAAAATGCCTGCCACCCATCCGACCTCGATTGGGTCGGGATCGCGTCTGCTAGTTGTCTCCACCATGGGTCTTTTCCTCCTTTGGGGCCAACGGATACACGAGACTTTCTAGCATAAGGCGAGTTTGCAATTAGCGGTCACCCGCTAATGGCCCTATATAGCTAAGGCAAGGCACGCTCAAGCAGCTTTTTGTCGTAATCCTGCTGTTACCCCATCCTGAAGGATGTGGCTTGGTCATTTCTGCCAAGCTCTGCAACTTCACTTCGTTGCAGTACGGACTGTGGCTTACCCCTATGCCGTCGCACAGGGCCCCCCGCTCAGTCTCTACCGCTGCCCGCCACATTCTGTGTAACGATAGTGCCCTTTCCGGTAATCATCGTGACACAAAATGTGCTGCTTGCCTCGGCGTGACCATCTCAGGCTTCCGCCGAATTCAGGGGGGTTTGACGCCTGCATTACTGCAAGCGGACGCATCACGTATACGTCTTCGCTTCTAGCGTGAGGGTAGACGCCAAAGTCTCGATATTAGCCATCTTCCCTCACCTCATATTTAATTGTTAAATGCGCCCCAATTCCATCATTGCGATCCGCTGGGCGGCCTCTTTCGCCGGAAGTTTGTGCTTCTTCATGTACTGCTTTGTCTTCTCGATGAGACGCCCCAACTCATCCGGCTTGACCTTCTCCAGCTTCCGCAACAACTCCTCGGCTATGATTGACTCGTCACTGAAGGGCCGCAGCGTAGCCCAATCGAAGGGCGCTGCTGCCATGCCCTGCGTGCCGCCAACCACATCGAGGGCGCCCGCTTCTTTGAGGCGCGTTAACTGCTCGCGCTTTTCTGCGCGTTTCTTGGCCGTGGTCGCCTTCGCTAAATCTTCTCTCACAATGCGCGCAACAGAGGATAGGAAGGCTTCCGGGCTGGATTCGTCCAAGCGGGGATCGTAGCGGTTCACTCCGAATTCTTTGCAAACGCTCTTGATATACTCTTCCCGCTGCCTCTCCGCTTCCATTTGCGCCCGGTACGCGCGCAACTCCTCCAACTCCTGCATTAAGGTCGCACGCTCCGAAACCTCCCGCGTCTGTCGCCGCACAGCCTCCAACTCCTCCGGTTCGAGGTGCTCGGCCAACAGCGCCTCGTAGTATTGCTGAAGGCTCTCTAGTTGGCTCTTCACGGCCTGTTGGGTGCGGGCAACATCTCGGTCTATCTTGGCCTGGGCGCGCCGGAAGGCTCTCTCTTCAGCCTCCCTAATCGCCGCCGCTTTTGCCTCCTCGATTAGACGCAAGATGTCTTCGGGTAACTCTTTCTTCTCCTCTTCTTGTGCCTCCTCGCTCGGTGCTAGCTCTTCCTGCTTTGGCTCCTCGACAACCTCATCAGGATTGTCTTGGTTCGCGTCCAAGCGGGTCTTCTCCTCATCCATTATCTGTAACCTCCTCGGTTAGTTTTTTGCTCCTTTACCATCGCCTATACCAGCGCAACTTAGGCGCTCTCCGCACCCGCCTGCGCTTGGGCTCTGTAAGCGCCAGGTGCGCCGCCAGGCTTTGGGCTAATGCCGCAAGCCATTCCGGTGATTTGTCTTGTAGCCAGGCCGCCAAATCGGGATACCGCCGCAAGAACCATCCTCTCTGCGCTTCGGGCAAAAGAAGATAGCTCTGTATCAGCTCCAAAAGCCCCTTATCCTCCATGCCCTCGGCGAATTTCCACCAATCGGTGGCCATATCCTCCAATGTCTCACGCTTCGTCTTGCGGCGTCTGCGGCCCCGCCTCCGCTTTGGCTTCGGTGTATACGGCTGCCATGTCGGGTAGAGCCACTTGACCATCACCGGATGACTGGCTTTCCATTCGTCCATGAAGCGCCAGGCCGGTTCCAATTGCTCACGCAGGGCCTTGCGTTTGTTGAACTCCCACCATTTCAGCTTAGAATAGGCGTCCATCAACTCGGAGTAATTGGGGACGATGGAACGCACGGCCTCCCACATTTCGGCCCGTTCACGCAAGGCCTGGTCGTATTCCGCCGCCAGCTCCGGTGATACGCGCTGGAACCGTCCACTTGGGGCTTGCAACCCCGCTTCCGTCAAGGCCGCGCCCGGCCAGGGCTTGGGTTCATAAGCGCCCCATTCCTTCAGGAATTCCGCCTCCGCAGCCTTGACTGCCGCGCCCCTGGCCTCTGCCATCTCAGGCAATAAGCCAGGGTCAAGCCCGGCATAGTTGAGCCAGTATATCAGCTCTTCATCGGTGATGGCGTCGTAATCCCGCGTCTTCTTGTTGACAAAGAGCCTCTGGAAGCGGTCGCCCAGCGCCTTCTTCAAGCGCCTCTTATCCAGCGCGGGCAAGGCCATGTAGAACTCCCACAGGTCGCTGATGGCCCTATCCCTTGGGCTCATGCCCCGGCGCCGGACTTCTTTAAGCCCCGGCAGGGTGATGTCCCGATAAATCTCCGCAAGCTGGTCGTATGTCCAGCCCTTCTCTGGATACATCGCCAGCACACGGGTGATGAATTCGGTGGCGGGCCGAGCCGGATAATTTGAATAATATTTATCAAATAACTCGGCCCGCTCCGCCCCGCTCAAGCCCTCGGCCTCCGCAAACATGGCCTTCTGAGCAGGGTTGATGACCGTCTCTTTGTAAACTCGCCACAGGGCCTCTTTGGGGTCATCGTTGCGGCGCAGATAACGCTCCAAGCGCGCACGGGTGAGCCAGGATAGTTGCGGTATCTTGCCCTTAATGCCCATTTCCCGCAACGCGCTCTTATCGAGATAGGGCAGCCACTTCTTGGGATTGTTCAGGAACTCATCGCGCGCCCGGTAGAAGGCATCCCAATCAATCTTGCCCTCTTTGTCCTTAAATTGCTCTGGCTGAATGGCATAGTAGGCTTCAGCAACCGGCCGCAATGCTTTGTCTTCATAGTAGGTTTCGATCTCGCTGGGCGTCCAGCCCCAGAACGAGGGCGTGCGCACTATGTCTTTGTATTCATCATCAAGTGCATCTAACTCTTCCTGCCGCTTGCGGTATATCGTCTGCCGAGCACGCCAATCGCCCAATGGGACTTTATCCAAGTCTTTGGCATAGCGGTCATAAATGGCCCTGCGCTTGTCGTAGTATTCGCGCTCCCTGAATTGCACCACCCGTTCGGGGCCAGGCGTCCAGAGCAAGCCCCGGCTTGTATACCACGGATTGGCCTCATACCACTTCCGCCTGGCCTCTCGAATCTCCGGCCCCTTTTCCCCGGCTCGCTCTCGCTCGTAAATCTCCGCCAAGCCCTCTGCACGCCGGATGCGCATTTCGCCCTTCGGTAGCAACCTGGGCCGAATGCCTAGAAAATAGGATACCGCCGTTGGGAGTTGTTTTAAGATAGCCGCCCGATTAACCGCCTCCTCCCATATTGGCCCCTGGTGATACATTGGACTGGCCGGGTTCAAGACGGCATCGCGCTCCTCCGGTGTGATCTCCTCATTGGCCGCCATGTCCAATACCATGCTCTCCGGCCAGTATTCTGCTTCATAGCCCGCCGCTTCCGGCAGGCCCAAGCCCACACGGAAGGGCTTTTCGATGTTCAATCCGCCGGGCGGGATCCAACCGAAGCGCTCCGGCCACTTCTCCCGCATGTAAGCGGTCATGCCCTTCAACACGCCCGTCTGTGGGAGAATATACCAAATATTCTCCCGCTTGCCCCGCGCCATATCCAAGGCCACCTGTAGCGGCCAATGCGGAGCCATGCCGAAGATGTGTTGCAAGTCAGCCAGCCTGTCCAAAGCAGTCTTGGCCTCATTGTTATCGTCCCAATCCACTTTGGCCAAGTAATTGAACGGCCAGACTCCCACGTGGGGAAAGATGAAGGGCATGATGTCAATAGGGACGCGCTTCTCTGCCCATTCCGGTAAAGCTTCGGCCACACCCTCAGGCGCAGGCACAAAGAGGGCCGTCGGCCCGTAGCGCCTGGGGAAGCCCATCTCCTCATTGATGCGCTCGATAGCCTTGCGCATACGGTAATAGCTTGTGACCGTCCAGGGCTTGGTAATCATACGCATGGCCGCCTGATAGCCGGTGCGTGTAGGCCAGAAATGGAACGGGAAGAATAAAGCGATTAGACGGTCAAGCTCATAGCGCTTGTCATAATCGTAAAGAGCCCGGTTGACGACCTCATAGGCCCATTGCAATTTAGCCATGTTCGCGTCTTCCCTGGCAGGCACAAGCACCTGCTTCACCCTATCCAGGAAGACACGCTTTAGCTCTTCGACCACCGGCTCTGCTTTATCGCGGGTGATGCCCTTCTTCAGGCGTTCGATAAGCTTTAGCTCTGCCTCACTTGCCGACCGCACGCCCTTGGCATAGCTGGGCATCCCACTGGTCATGGCAGCCGCGCGGGATAGCGCTCGTGTGGCAATGCGCTCATAATCCTTCGCCGTGCTGCCTTTGAACCGCTTGGCCTGCTTCCGAGCCCATTCTGCAAAGTCGCCCAGCCACTTGACGTATTCATCCGGCGGCTCTGCCTTGCTGATGTCGGTGACCGGAACACTGAACGCCCGGCCCTTCTCTGGGTCGTATACCCATGTGAGCACAGCGCCCGAACGAACGCGCGCTGTCCTAGCTGCAATGCCATCCCCTTTCGGCGTATGCACCCAATCAGCCGGCTGCACGCCGCCAGGTAGAATCTTGGGCGGGGCCTTGGGCTTGGCTACTTTCGGTGCCTTCGGCTTCGGCGCTTTCTCTATTGCCTTGGCCGCCTCCGCCTCTGCCTTGAGCACTTCATCAAATTCCTCAAGCGGCGCTTCAGCAATCGGCTTCAGTTCATCCCACCAACCCTGGGCCTTTGCCAACTTCTCGATGTCATCTAATTCCGCTTGGACAGCAGCCCGCCTAATGGGGGAGGCGTTCACCCGTGTGAGACCGGCCAATAGCTTTTTCCGGCTCTTATAGCGGTTAAGATCGCCCTCCCACCTCTTCGGCTTAGTGACCTTCGGCGGCGCAGCGGCTTCCTCTACAAGTTTCGGCTCCCCCACAATCTCCCAGCCGGACGGCCTGGCGAATTCACGCAGTTCATCCCACCAGCCCTCGGCCCTAGCCCTTTCAGCAATTTCGTCCAGCCTTGCACGGATACGCCCCGTCTCGCTCTCAGGATAGCCCCGGTCAATGTAGTCTCGTAACTGGCGTATCAGCCGCTTATACTCCGCCACCTCATCGGCGTGGACGACCTCCATCGCCTTCTTCATGCCCAGCTTAGCACGCAAGGCATTGGCCTCGGCGCGTAAGTCCTTCTCTAGCTTGGGGGCTATGGCACGGCCCAATCGCTTCTGCTCATCCAGGAAATTCTCGATGGTCTCCAGCCGCTTGCGAGCCTCGTTCTTGGTCATCTTAGCCACACGTTCGGCCATAGTGGTGGGCTTCTCCGCTACCTTGGCGACTTCTGGAACCGCCTCAACTGCGGCCTCCTCCACCCTCGCCGCTTCAACGGCCTCGGCCACTTCTTCGGCCTTGGGGATAATCTTCTCACCTTCCTCCACCGCTTCCTTCGGCAATGAGGCCAACTCCGCCTTCAGCGCCTTGATGCGGCCCTTGAGCTCTTTGACCTTCTTGTGGGCGTCTACATAATCCCGAACGGCCTGGAGCAAATCCTCTTGGGAACGGAAGCCCAGCTCGGTGGCCATATCATCGGTAACCGCATACTCCCACGAGACTAACTTGCCCGTGGCCCTGTCACGCACACGCTTGAAGGTGCCCGTGTGATAGTCCCACAGCTTGAAGACCGTCTTCTGATCCAAGGGCTGGGCCTTGAGGTAATCCTGCAACGATTCCAGATATTGCTCCGTCTGGTAAAGTTCGGCCTGGAGATCCGCCGCCTTCTCCGCCGCCGTCTCGACCTCTTTGATGGCCTTCGGCGCTTTTTCGACCACGCCCTCAAGGGCAGGATGACCGCTCAATAGCTGATAGGTGGGCGTATTGGCTTCGGCCATCTTTGCCCATAGGTAATCCTGCCACTTCTTGGCCAATTCCGGCTGCTCCTCGATGAACCGCCGTAGCTCCGTGAGTTTCGTTGGGAAGGGAATGTCGGGGCTGACGTGCTTGGCCCAAGCGCGCCGGGCATATTCGCCCTTCTTCCACATATCGAGCTCATAGGCGGCCTTCGCCATCTCGTCGGCGCTCATCCACAAGCCTTCAGCCGTCGCCCCGCGTTCGGTCATCTCGCGCACCATCGTGGCGTAGGTGCGCTTGACAATCTCCTCTGGCTTGCCTTTACGGAATTCCTCCGCCGCCTCGATGCCCGGAAGCAACGCCGCCTCTTTGGGCTTCACCGTGACGGGCAGGTTCTCCAGTTGCTCAGCCCGAGCCAGTCGCTTCTCAATCTCCGCCGCGACTTCATCCACGCCTTTGGCCAACTTCTCGGCATCATCCCCGGCTTCATCCACGACTTCCTGAATGGCCTTGACGAAGCCAGGCGAAACCTCCTCGGCATCGTCAATATAGCGAGCCACCAAGGTGAGGCCACTTAAGGCCTTCTCGGTGTTCTCGATAAGCTCCTCGCCATTGAGGGATTGTCTCCACGCTGCAATCAGGTTGGCCTTAGTGTTGGGATCAATATAAGGCCACAGGTCATCAAAGGCCGAGAGGTCAATCAGCCCACCCGGGCGCCAATAGAGATCGTCGAATTTCTGGCAGGCCCGATAGGATGCCCCATACCGCGCCCAGGCCTCGCCCAGCAGCGGTATGTTGCCGCTGTAAAGGCGTCGGCCCAGGTCGGCCAATTCCCGGATGATGGGCAATCCCCGCTTAGGCCCTCTATACTCCCGCGTCAAGCCCAAGCCGCGCTGAAACTGCGCCGGGCTGAAGCCAAACGAGCGAATCATGTAATCGTCAATATGATTATGCGAAGCGAAGGACAGCAACCCGTCATACGTCAGAAAACTCACATTGCCCGCCGCATTCCTGATAAGGGCCCTGGGAGAGATGCCCATGTAGAAGTCGGCCATAAAGCTCTTAAAGCCCTGGGCATACTTCTCCGCCGTGCTGGGCGGCTTCACACCATAAAGCTCGTTAGTCACCTTGATGGACTTGTCATAAAGCTCGCTCAGAAAGTCCATCAGCTTGAACTCACGGTCGGGCTTCAGCGTGCGGAAGCTGTCAATGTCCATCATCTTGAGCGCCTTCCGCACCTCATTGGCCGCCGGGGATTTGACGAACGAGCCGAATTCGGGTGGCAAGCTCTCCGGGGCCTCCACAAAGCTCTTGAGCAAAATCTTGGCTTCATCCGGTGTCTTGGCACGCCGCAGCACCAATCCTGTGAAACTGTTAAGGTGCCTATCCAACGCCCTGGCCTTGCTGTGTGCAGTGATGCGGAAGGGGTTAAGCTGCTCGATCTTGCCCCCGATCTGCTGCCATGCCCGCTTGAACCAGGGCATTTGCTCCACCGTCTCTTGGACGATAGGCTCTGCCTTGCGAACGAACTGATTGCGCACCCGATTCAACAGGCGCACATCGCGGAGCTTGCCCAGCCAACTGCCTGCTATGTCGAGCGGGTCGAGCACAATCTGGCCAATGGCTTCGACAATTGGGTCTTCATACTTCCGCACTACTTCGTCAATGGACGCGCCCTGTTTAATTTCATCGAGTGCCTTCTCCAACCGTTCGGGATGGGCGCCCCAGGTGTAGTAGGTGCGCGCCAGCTCCGCCGTCTCCTTGGGTGGCAGATTAAGCTCCCGCAGCTTTTCATCGGCCCGACGCCAGGCTTCAACTTGTTCGGGCTTTATCTCCACGCCGCCCAATAGGGCTGCCGCCTCCAGATGTGTCATCGGGTGCTCAGGCACCACGCGCTCATAGGCGGCTTTTGGACGGCGCTTCATAGCCTCCAATGCATAGGTGCCAATGCCGCGCTCTAACCAATAGGCCGGTTGCTGCAATGCTTTGACAGCTCCCTTAACGGCCTCCTCCGCCGTGCGGGGGATGATACCAGCTATCGGTTGGCGCTTCCAGGCCCGCCAAGCCTCCAATGCTCCAGCCAAAGGCGCAGTCACAACCTCGGGTGCAGGCTTCCCGATGGCCTCCACTGTGGTAGGCGGCAAGAAAGGCCGCTCCGCGAGTTGCTGCTTAATGGTCTCCACCGCCTCGCGTGTGCCTTCCGGCTTCTCCACCGTCGGCGGTGGAACCTCAATCCTAGGCGGTGCAGCTTTCACGGCCACGGGAGGAGGAGGCGTCACCACTTCCGGTTTAGGCCATTCCTTAAGCGGCATGGGGAAATATGGACGACGCCTTTTGCGCTCGAATTCCTCTTCGGCCCTCTCCACGCCACGCTCTACCTTGGGGGCTTCCGCCGCCCTTCGCCAGGCCTCCATCCCTGCAATCTGCCGCTGCCATGCTTCGGCGGGCACTTCTTCCGGTGGTGTCCAACCCTTGGCACGCAGGGCCGAACCCTCAACGCCCGGCTTCCACACCACCTTATAACCCGCCCGCCGCCATTGCTCCTCAACAGGCAGGTTGAACCAATCCTCTCTATTCCCTTGTCCTGTCCCGATGTTAATGGTGACCGCCAATTATGGTCTCTCCTCTGGGAAGAGCCCGGCATAATATTGTCGGAGCCACGCCGGTAATTGCCAGGTCTGCCCCATCAAACCACTAGCCATCCCAGCATACATCTCGTGTTGGGCCAGCCAACGTGCCCAATCTGGTGAATATTGTTCAGCAGCAGCATATATACCTGGCCATTCGGGTGTGCCATAGATATACTCTAGCGCCAATTGGCGAGCCCGTGGCAACCGCCACCCACGGGCCGCCGCTTCCCCTGCCTGACGCCCATAGCGGTTGAAGGCTTCCTCAAACTGCTCACGCCACCAGGGTAAATGGGTTTGGAACCAAGCATGGCTATATTCATGTATCGCCGCCTCTGGCTGCGGGCTATAAAGCTCCACCCACCCGCCAGGGGTATATGCCCCAGTGGGATGAAAGAAACCCCCGCCGGTCATACGCGGCTGCCGGATGACAACGGGTAAGGTGCGCAGGTATGCGCGCGCTTCTGGCGATATGCCCGCCTGTTCAAATATTTCCTCCCGTAATCCAATGGCCCTTGCCAATGGCACCTTGAACTCTGTGATGGGCGGTGCGGGAGGACGTATAAGCGGATGCTCTGCAATCCAAGCCGGTCGAATCTCCCGGTCGCCCCAATATGCCGTAGGCCTACCAGTGAGGCTGGCCACGGCTGGGCCCTCCCACCGGCCAGCCGCCGCTTCCAACCGTCGTCGCTCGGCCATTCGCTGTTGAGCCTCACGTTGCACCGCCGCAGCCGCCCGCGCCGTCCAGCGCCTGGCCTCTATCTCCGCCCGGCGTGGCTCAGGTATCGCCCAACCCCACGCCTGCCTCATTCCCCAACGATAATCACGGGGCGCTGTCCCACTCCCACCGCCCGTTGCTCCACTAATTAATGCCATCACCAACTCCATCCCGTAGTTTGTGGCCGTTCCGCTCCCGGTGTCGCCCAGCCCTTCTGCGAAAACAGCCAGTACAGCCAAGCCTTATGCCGCTCGGGTAGGCTGGCGAAAGCCTCCTCGCCCCAGTAGGGCTTGGTGGGCGTGGCTCTCACCCAGCGGATGGCTCCATACCTCCCCCAAATACCGCCGGGCCGCCAGCCCCATTTGCGCAACCATTTCTCAAGCTCGCTCCGCACTTCTTTAGGGATAGCGCGCCAGTCCTGAGGCCGGATGTATATTTCCCGCGTCCATTCCATCGGCTCCCACAAGGGCCGGAAAAGTGCGCCCCAATCAAACGAGGGCTGTGGCATGGGCATAGGCATAGGAGCCGGTGCAGGCTGCCCGCCTCCACCTCCCCATGTGGGGGGTGACCATGTCGGAGCAATCGCTTGGGGCTGTGGAGTTACCGCCCCTTCCCCACCAATATTGATGGTCACCTGCCGCTCCGTTTGCCCCGCAGGAGGACCTAGTGGAGGCGGCCCACTGGGCGGTTGATAAGCAGGCTCTTCCGCCAATGTGATAGCCCGCCCGGGCATACGCTCCAATTCTTCGGGAGTGTACCACTCATATAGTGTAGAGCCCCGTTCCCCCCAGCCAGGCATAGCATACAGGCGTGCCCCTGTCGGTGATACGTAGCGCTCAGGCTTCGCCACCGGTATAGCCCGCCCCGGCAAATGGGCCAAATCTTCAGGCCGATACCATTCATACAGCGTAGAACCCCCTGGCCCCCAGCCAGGCATGGCATACAGATGGGCTCCCCCCCGTGGTGCGCGGGGAACAGTTGGCGTACGACGCTCATATAAATCTTCAGGAATCGCTAATTTCCGCATTATCCCTCCATCGGCGGCAACTCGGTCATCTTTTCAGTCACGCGCTCTGGCACTTCCTCTGGCAGTGCTGGCTGCGGCCCTTGCCCCATGAAACTCGGCGGCAATTCCTCTGGCCGCATCTTCCCCTCCTGCGGCATTAGCGGCGCTGGGACCTCGCCCCGCCTCACCGCCTCCCGATATGCCGCCAATACCTTCTTCTCCATCTCCGCTTCGGCTTTCTTACGCTCCTTCGCCTCCATCTTCTCCAACTCGCGGCGCATCTTCTCTAGCTCCGCCCTATGCTCTTTCATCCACTCATGCACAAAGAGCGCCGCCCGCGCCTCCATAATCTCAGGGCGCGTCTCTAAGAGCTCGTTTAACGCCCGCTGCTCTTCTACATCCGGGTGCTTGATGTTGACAATGTGCTCTCGGATGTAAGCGTCCGAGACAAGCGGGAGCTTCGTCTGTGGATCGCGCTTGCGAGCCATGAGCGCTATCCGCCACTTCAACGCCTCGTCCGTTGGCAGGTCAGGCGAAATCTTCACCCGGTTGCGGTAATGGCCACTTACGTCCTCTGGCGTCACAATGAGAGGCACCGCCGCGTCGCCTGCCGGATAAATCTCAAATCCGCCCTTTTCTGACGTGGCCGCGAATATCTCCGTCAGTCGCAACACATGCTCATGGGCCCGCGCCATTGCCATCTCAATCTTGTTCGCCTTCTCCGCCAGCTTTGTCTTGACGCCTGATAGGAGTTGCGCAATGGCAAAGCCCGCCTGTACTCGCCCCGGCTGCAGGCCCCAAACCGCCTCTGGTAATCCAAACAAGGTGATGTCTCGGTCATACCAAGCCATAAGCTCCCTAATCAATCCCTGATTGGGCGTCGGGTTCAGCACCGTCACCTTGCTGCCCGGCGGGATAGGCCGCGCCTGCCCAGGCGCACTTGACATCACAAAGGATTGGCCCTGAGGCGTCTCTACTAGGATTTGGGGATAGTAGAAAAGCTC